TTTAATGGTGATACTGCTATTATCTTCTAGGCAAATTGGATATGCCTTCTTAATTTCATCCCAAGTTGGATCACTTGCATTCACTGAAATAATTCCATCTTTACTTTGTACTGTTGCTTTAGCATCTTTTGTCGTTAGAAAGGCTAAATAAGCAGCAACAATTTGTCGTTCTTTATCGTTTGCATACTCATTACGAACAATGTAATTAAAGTTACGCTTTAATGTATAACTACCATTTAGTACATTTGCTTCTGTAGGAGCAACACCCTCATAACTCAATCCCTTCAATCCTGAAGCAGCAAGTGACGCTAATGAAATATAGCCAATCCCGAACTCATCATTTTTCAAAGCGCTGATCATCGAACCGTTTCCATCTACTTCAACATAGTTTGAAACTAATTTTGTGTTGTCTGTAGTTGCTTCGGAAAAACCGATTGTTGTGAAAAAGCCATCTCTTGTTCCACTTGTAGTATCCCTTGTATAAACTTTAATGTTCTCTTCTACTGGTTCTTTACACCCTACACTCACTAATAAAACTCCTAGCATAAAAAATGCTATCAATAAATAGTTGATAAATTTCTTCATCGATTCATCTCTCCTTTTTACACCACCATTTTACTAGAGTAAAGTCTGATAAACTATCATGATTTGTAAAAGAATGTAAAAAAGTTGTAAATTTTGCACTAATATATGAGAAATAATAGGGATTTTTAATGCAATTGTTAAATTTCTAGCAAAAAAAAAGGTCCAAATACGATATTAGACCTTTTGTTTTCATATGTCTTTAAGCAACTCGTTATAATTGCCAAAAACTTGCATTGATACTCGTTATACTTACATTTTCCTGCTAAAAAGTGGAAACTAGAGGAAAATTCGTAATCAAGATTTTTTTCGAGAAAAAATAATTATTTAAAGTAATAAGTGTTAGATAATAATTTGATATAAAATCAGCAAAAAAGACCTCTCTTTAGGGTAAGAGGCCTAACCCACTACTGTTTCCGTAGCCGAATGTGCACTAGCCTTTTAACGTGGTCCTAGGCACGACGCTGTCCACGAGCAACCATAACTTATGCCATTAGGGAGGATTCATGACTCCTCAATAATATAATACGATTTTTATTTTAAAATTCCTAAAAGAAATTATTTTAATTTTGCTTTTATAGATTCTACTCTTTCAAGCTCACATTCAAGTTCTGCTTTATCATTAGGATTATCAGCAGTTTCAATTAATTCTTTTAGATCTTGTTCTTCTACTAAAAGTATACCTACTAATGTTTGAACTTCTCTATCTGTCAAGTTTAAAACAGGCACGTTCACACCTTCCTTTCTAAATTATGATTGATAATAATTGACGTCACTTTCTATCGAATTTACTGTACTTTACCACCAATCAAAAAGTATGTCAAACGCACTTAAATTGCTGCCACTCATTTTTTGATAAAAAAGATTCTTAAAGGTTATTTTATTTTTCTATAAGGGCTCTTAGAAGCCTCTTTTTTATAAAAAAGTATCTCATACCCCTATGTAAACATTTTCATTAAATTTTTTATTTATCCTTATTAATTTGCTTGAATATTTGGTTAGTTCCGGTAGCCGTTAAACCAGATGCACCACCAATAATAATTGCTACTATTGCATTAGTTGCAGGTATAATTGATGGGATAAAGTAGAAACAGATAATTCCTGCTATTACTCCAATTATTAAAGATATTAAAGGAATGAATCTTAAAAACTTCTCATTGTTATTAAATGCCTTCTTTAATATTTCAATAATAAAATACACAGCTGCTGCGATTGCTGGAACGCTAATTAAATTTAAATATTCCATGATTTACCTCCTATTTATGTGCCTGTTTATTTATATGATCTTCAATATCATTTATAGCTTCTGTCACAGGTCCATTACATCCCTGTTCTTTTAAACCTTTAAGGCATGCGAGGACACCTTTAGTTAAAATTGATTGTTCTTCTTTTATAGCTTTTATATCAGAATCATTCTTATCCCTTTTTAAAAGCCAATTATGGAAAGTAAAAACAGCACCGAGTATTACCCCAAGTGCTGTTATCACTGATGCTACTAATAATATAAGTTGTGTTGTTTCACTCATATGTACCTCCTACTAAAGCCATGATGGCTTTTCTGGTATGACTTTAGTTTCAGTCACTTCAAGCCATGCCTCGTACCACGCCTCAATTTCTTCTCTTTGAATTTCTGTTAGCTTGTTCCACCAAAGCTGTGATCTATTATCAAGAATGCTAAAACATTCTCTTTGCCTTCTTTCTCTTAATGAATTCTCATCCATTAAAGATTCAAGTACGAACTCACCATTTAAATACCTCCAATTAGTATTGAAACTAAATGTTGATATTTGTTCTAACTGTTCATCAGTAACTTCAAGTTCTATTGTTGCATCTCTAATATAAGGACTTTCAACATACCCGTTTTCATTAATCTTAATAATCATAGGTCCTCCTAATAACCGATAACTAAATATGTGACATATCTAGTACCTGCACCATCATTTGCTATATAAACTGTTGTGCCACTTATATAAGTCATACAAATTCCTTTTGTACCACTTAAGCTTTCATTTGAAGCAGTCGCCTGACAGGTTGCATAGACATAGGATATATTTGTAAAATATGAACCTAGATAAATTGAACCCCATGCATCTTGTGCTAATGACATTCTGCCACACCAGATTCTTATATGTCTTCCAGCAGTTGGAAATATATTCTCAAATGCAGGTATTCTCATCATTTCTTGTATTGAAATATTAGTTTTACATGTAGCAGCTTCGTTACCATCTGTGTAATAGATTGATAATCCATTCTGATCTAGTTGAGACCAGTATTGGCCATAATAACCATCTGATTTAAATCCAAAATAAGCACTATTAATTCTCATGCTAGTTGCAGCAATTGCATACTTTGGTAATCTGTCATCAGTGCTTTCTTCACCAATACTAAAACTTCCATATGTATTATTTGAATATTTAAGACCACTACTATTAATTTCTAATTTACCAATCTTACCACTTTTTGAGATTAAGGCACCAGTATTATCAACACTAAAATTGCTACCTACTTTTATTGATGCGCCTTTAATATCTAATGATGTATCTCTTACAAAGAAATATGTACCACCATTTGATGCTACTGAAATCTCTGATGTATCTGGAACTAAAACATATCCTCTATCATCACCACTATTTGCACTTCCATCCTTACGATAAACAATAAAGATATAATCACCAGATTTTAAACCAGTATATTCTACCTTAGTATATGAACTTAATGTCTTACCACTTTGCTGATTTCCTCTTGTGTGAGCATAAACTGTAGAATCAGTTGATTGAGTTGGATATGCAGCAGCGTTAACTTTAGAAGCTATTGTATAGTCAAATGATGATTCAGCATAAGAACGAATATAAATAACTAAATTCATAGCACTATGCATTGTTATTTTACTAACTGCTTGAGTGCTATGTTGATTTTCGTTATTAGATTTATATCCAATTAAAGAAACTGATGTAAGCTCAATACCACTATTACTTCCAGGAGTTCCTGCATATAAACTATTTGATGTGATATTAAACCCACCAATCTTTCCTTGAAGTGCTGATATGATACCAGAATTAATCCAGCTAGCTTCAATCGCATCAGCCATTACATAGGTATAGCCATTTTTAGTATAGATTCCTCTTGAGATTCCTTGCGATTCTTTTGAACCTGCTAAAGCGTTACAAATATTAGTCCAGTTAACAGTCGCATCTGATCCTGCAGGACCAGTTGGACCAGTCGGACCTGTAGGCCCAGTAGGTCCGGTCGCACCAGTATCACCTTTATCACCCTTTGCACCTTTTAGTTCTGCTTTTTGAGTATCAGTTAAATTAATTCTTAAACCTACCGCTGTAACCACACCTGTTGGATCAACAGTAAAGTTAGGACCAAGTCTTATGCCATCAGTACCTATATAAACACCATTATGGCTGGTATCACTAAATGAGGTGACACCATTTTTTATTGCGTTGCTACTTAAAGTAAATCCTGCTATAGCTCCTTCAATAGACGTAATCTTACCATTTACTTCAAGTCCTGAACTATTAACCTTCATTACAGTCTTTTTATTTGAGTACAATTCAAAACCAGAGCTTTGAAGTTTCCATCCAAATGATGAGCTAGAATTGCCATATGCACTATTTGCTTTATTAGCAACCTCAGCAGAGATAGAACTTGCTGTTTGTTCTAAAGCTGAAACATCGGATTCTAAAACATTTATATCTTCTTTTGCTGTATCTAAATCTTCACCAATAGTTGTTATAACTTCCGTATGAGATTCAACAGTACTAGTAAGTCCATTTAGATTAGTTTCAAAAGTAGCTTGTTTTGTTGTTAAAGTCTGAACATTAGATTTTAAAGTGTCTGTGCCATTTTGTTCTTTCCAAGCTGTGCCATTATATACCTTAGTTAAAGGTGGGCTTTGAGACGTGTCTACCCACAACTGACCTTTATATGGATTTTGAGGAGCACTAGTTCCTGTATAAACATCATTCAAAGAATAAATTGTATATTGAGCTTGTGACCTCATAAAAGCACCTCCTATAAAACTACTTCAACCATGAATGTTGCTTTTGTAGTTACATCAGTATTTGAAACAGACAACGTCTTACCAGTCTTATGTCCACTAGTACCCCAGGAAGTATCAATCGCACCATCTTTATTATATTTAGTCCAAGTATATGTTCCTGTACCAGTTGCATCTATTTCAGCACCAGCTTGATATACAACCGCTTTTAATGTTGTGCTTCCTTGGCCATTCTTAAATACATCTCCACCAGTTGAAGTAATTACTACCTGAAGTGGATCTGCATTGTCTATAAATGTTGCTACATCAAAGAACTTAGAATTATAAGTATTTGATGCTGAATCAGTGTCTGTAGCACAGCACTTAAAGACAGCATATGAATCTACAGCTGCTGCATAGATAGTGATTGTTGCTGTAGTTGTACCAGTATACTTTCCAGTAGTATCAGATAACTTCCTCCAACCAATACCAAAATCAGCATCATATCCTGTTGAACTTGAGCTTGTTACAGATGAATCCATAATAGCCCATTTATAACCAACGTTTGTAGTATCTACGCTTGAGCCTCTCCAAAGTTCTGCTTTTGCTGTTAAAGTTGCTACATCATTATTCTTAAATACATTACCTGATGGTGTAGTAACGAGTAAGTCAACAATGCCTCCACCATTAACTACTCTTGAGAAAGCAATAGTCAAAGGATGAGTTATTTCAAGACCTGTAGATGCATCTTCATAAGTGATTACACACTTAAAATCAACACCAGCTAGTCCTGCCATGATATTAGCTTTTACAGTTAAGATATGATTCTTTACACCAGATAAAGCATAGTTGCCACCAGTTGTAATTGCTGTTGTAGATGTTCCTTGATACCACTTAACTGATTTAACTTGAGAACTAGTTATCTGGTCAGTTGTCGTACCAATTACATAAAGGCTTGGCGTAAGCACCAAATTAGATGATTGCCAGTTAGGAGTATATGATCCATTGTCTGGGTTATACATCTGAGTCTTTGGATGATTTGAGCCAATATAACCTGTTAAGGTTAAGGCGTCATTATAATCGATAATAGTAAATTGTCCCTGAGCTCTACTCATTTATTATTCCTCCTCTTCATTTCCTAATAAGGATCTTCTTGTAGTTGTATCTATTAAGTCACAATAAAATGTGGCTCTTACTTTCACATCTTCATTTGTTATTTGTATTTCTTTAGAACCACCAAAATGATCATGATTCCAAATAATATCAGAATCGGTATCACTTGAAACTCTAGTCCAGATAAATTGGTTATCATCAAGCGTATCTGTTATATCTTCATCCCAAGAATATACCGTTGCTTTTAAGGTGGTATTGATATCACCATTTTTGAAGATATTTCCATTTGTAGATGAAATAACTAACCTATACATCTTCTGTGCTTCAATGGTATCAATTCTAGTTATTTGTTCATCTACAGCTTCAGTTGTTGCATAGGCACGAAGTACAACCTCGCCAGTATCTAGGTTCCAATATGAACTTCCATCCTGACTAGATAAGACTCCAGCTTTTATAATATTTGCGATTAATGTTCCTGAAGTTATAAAATTAGCTACTATTGAACCATCTGCAGTTATTGCAGTTTCATATGGACCACTATAGCCATGAGATGAAAATCCAAGTCCTCCTAGATTCCATCTCCAGACATTTACAGCTTCTTCTATATTTTCACTATCTAAAATTAAAAGTTCATAAGGTGTACCATCATCTGCTGTATGTAGTACTACACATCCACCTTTAGCACCTGTTATGAGTTTGGTTGCATTTGAAATCGCACTTGTAAGTAAAAGAGGAAATCGATCGACTTCCTTCTTTGTATCTATGATTTCTTCTTCAATTGAATTTACTCTTACAGCAAGGTTTGATTTAGCTTCACCTAAAGTAATAGATTTATATTTTTCTAGAATAGTATCATAAACTGTTTTAATAACCTTCATTTTGACATCAATACCAAAAGCTCTATGTCTTACTGTCACAGTATCACATAGAGCTACTTTTTCACGAAGTGAACTTAGTGGTTCAAATGAAGCTTTTATAGTTAGTTTATCTACTCCAAGCGGATGATTTCTAATCCAGATATTAGCTTTAGTTCTTAAGGCGTATTCAGTTACACGCTCATCATCGCCAAACTGATCTGTAAAATCCTTAATATAAACCTTACCATTTTGAAGTATTGTATTATTAACCGGAAGTACTGCTTCTGGTAAAGTTACGATTGTCTCTTCTCTTGTCTCATCATCTTTTAAAATTCCATAAGGTAGAACATGTGTATAGGTATCTTCAATTGATGAATCACTATCAAGTTTCGTTAGATTCTTACCATATTCTATAACAACACCTCTATCTAGTCCTCGAGCTGAATGTTGCTTAATTACATAATTATCCCATTCAAACTCTCCACCCCAGATATCTAGCATTGATCCTTTAGAACCACCTAAGCATGCTCTTATAGATTTAGGAATATCAAAACTAAATGTCCTACCACTAGAAATATCAGTTTGATAAGTAAAATGATGATTGATTACAGCATCTTCAAGTAATTTATTACCTACTAATGCTGGACTATTATTTTCCAGAGTAAATGGTTTAACTGCGATATTCGCTAAATCATATGAAATATGTTGTGCCTTAATAGTTACAATTCCATTAATAGGAACTGAAATACTATAAATTCTAAAAGCCTGATTATCAGATATATCATTAGCTTTTACTAAGACGATGTATTCTTTTTGAAGTTTATCATATAAGAATCCACTGGTAGGATACTTTAAAGTTAATTCATAAGGTCCATTTCTTTCTTCTGTTACTTCGCAGGAAATTACATCTATTAAATGGCCTATTCCAAAGTTATTAAAAGTATAATCAGTTGGATTAAATAGTATTGGAATCATAGGCTCACCCACCTTGGTACAATCTCAATTCTTGTAATATCACCTTCAAATGAAATGATATTATTTCCTTCTACAAATTCAGGAAAGCCATCGCTACTAACTAGGTTGTTTTGAAGTAAAGTTCCCTTAAAACAGTTCATTTCTTCTGAATCTATTTCAATATATTCATCAATGGATAAAATATTAATAATACGATTACCTTTGTTATTCTGAATTATGACTCTTCCATCACCAGCACCAAAAATTCTCAAGTATGGACTTGAGGTAAGTGAGAATGGATTATTTAAAGTTGTTGTTTCAGTAATTGTTATTGTATTCAGGCCATCTAATAAATATCTTTGAGGTTTACAAGAAAAAGTTATAGTAAATGTTCCTATCTTATTTACTTCATCAGATATGTCTAACTTATTATTAAATACTGCTTTTCTTTTGAATCTTAAATCATATGAGTCTTTTAGATCATGATATGAATCTACATCTCTATATAACCAGTTCTTGATTAACGTGATTTTATCGGATAATTCTTCTATTGATTTTGAGACAACAAAACAAGTATAAGAAACACTTGAGTTTCCAAACCTATTATTAGATGCTATTAACTCACCATTTCTACCTGGAATCGCAGTCAAAGACAAGTCTCGTTTAGGAACTGAATATACTGATTTCTTTTGGATTCTTATATTAAATTCATCTGATCTATGTCCATTAAATTCAAAATAACTCATGTTCCAAATACAACTCCTTTTCTTCTTACAAAGCTATCTGCAACTTCCATTACTTCTTCAGTTAAGCTTGTTATATCTTCTCTTGAATAATTATTAAAATTATCAATGTGTAATTCTATTTTTAATCCTGATACTATATTTGACTTACCTAAAGTATCGACTGAACTTGAGACATTAAAATCAGTAGGCACCTTATTCATATCAGCACCTAAGTCATCAAATACATTATTTAGATCATTAGTCATAGTTTCAGCTGAATCTATAACTTCACCTGCAGTTTCATCAATACCTTTAGCTAAACCTTCCATCATCATGTCGCCAATAAAGGCCATCTTAGTTGATGGTGAGTGAATACCAAAGAAGTTCTTGATTCCATTCCACAAATTAGATGCCCAGTTAGATACTTGGTCCCAAATCCATGAAGCTAAAGATTTTATACCTTCCCATAAACCTCTAACTAAGTTCTTACCTACATCAGCCATTTGAGAAAAGCCTGAAGCAAATCCATTTATAATCGCACTTAATATTTGAGGTATATTCTTTACAATCTCAATGATAATTGTTGGTAGATTCTGAATTAATGCAGTAAATAACTGAACACCAACTTTAATAATTTTATCGATATTGCCTACAAAGGCATTAATGATACTTGTAATTATCTGTGGTATTGCTTGAACTACCATTACTATAATTTCTGGTAAAGCCTGTACTAAAGCAACTAATAATCTGATACCCGCATCAATTATTAATGGGATAGCATTTAAAACTGCATTAATGATTCCATCTATAATTTGAGGAATAGCTGCGACAATTGCAGCAATAATATCAGGTAAAGCATCAACAAGTGAAGTTAGTAATTGAATACCAACATCTATGATCTGCGGGATTGATCCTAAGATAAAATCAACAATAGCTAATATAATCTCTGGTAGTGCCTCAATTAAAATAGGTATTGCTTCAAGTATTCCCTGCGCTAGTCCTTCTATTAACTGAAGTGCAGCATCTAAAATTAAAGGCATATTTTCAATTAAAGTATTCACAAGCTGAACTACTACTTCTACAATTGCTGGTATTAATTCAGGAAGTGATGAAGCTATACCACTTGCAAGAGTTACTATCACTTGAATTGCAGCTTCAAGAATCTTAGGAAGATTAGCAAGTATTCCTTTTACTATAACAGATACTATCTGAATCGCACTTGATGTAAGTTTAGGTAATGCTTTTAATATTGCATTTAAGAAAGTATTCATTAGCTTTTCAGCTGCTGCTATTAAAACATCTAAGTTATCCACTATTGCTTCACCAATAGAAACAACAACACTTCCAATCATATCTACTATGGTTGGAATATGCTTCATAACTATATTTAATGCTTTAGGAAGTATCTCACCTATAACATCTGCGATCTTAGAAATATCACCATTTGCATCTTGAACACCTTTAGTAAATTCACCAAGCAAAGAAACTCCTTCAGATGCCAGGTCAGTCATTATAGGTAAAAGAACAGAACCTAATGCATTCTTAAGTGCTGTTGATCCATTATTTAAAAGTTGTAATTGATCATCTAAAGCACCATATGCATTTAACATTTCATCAGAAACAACGTAACCTGCATCATGAGCTTGTTTACCAAGTTCCTCCATCTTTTCAGCACCAGCTTCAATTAATGGATTTAATTCTTGTGCTGATTTACCTAAGATAGTCATTGCAAGTGCATCACGTTCAGTTTCATTTTCTAAATTACCTAGTGCTTCTATAATTTCCCAGTAAACAGTGTCACTATCCCTAAGTGTTCCATCAGCATTCATGACTTCAACACCTAATTTTTCATAGGCTTCAACCATTGTCTTAGATCCATCCTGTGCGGATTTCATAGACTTAATCTGTTTAGCCATTGACTTAGTTAAAGTATCGACAGACACGTCTACAAGTTCAGCTGCATACATATATTCTTGAAGTTTATCGGTAGCAATTCCTGTTACTTGACTTTCAGTAAGTACTGAGTCTGCATAAGCGGCACCTTCTTTAGTACATTCAACTAGCTTCTTTCCAACTGATACTATTGCAGCACCAACTGCAGCCATTGCAGCAGCCATACCTGCAGCGACACCTTTTACAACACTTCCTAATGCTTCAAACTTCTTTGATGAATCATCAGATTGTTTACCTGCATCTTCTACTTCATCACCAAACTTATCAGCACTCTTTTCAGCATCTTTAAATTCATTAGACGCTGTATCAAGTTCTTTATTATTATTTTGAAGCTCACGCTCCATCTTATTAAGTTCAGCTTCTGCTTCATTTAACTTTACTTGCCAGCTTTGAGTTCTTTTATCAGCTTCACCAAAAGATGAGGATGCATTATTTAATGCACCCTTTAATGTTTCAATCTTTTCTTTTTGAGCTTCAATAGATTTTTCTAATACTTCATTTCTTGCTGTTAGAGCCTCAACTGATTTATCATTTTTATCAAACTGAGACTCGACTAGTTTCATTTCTGATCCTAAAACTTTAAAGGAGTCGTTGATATCACGCAGTGCTGATTTAAATTCTTTTTCACCTTCAAGACCTATTTTTAATCCAAAGTTATCTGCCATATCAACCACCTCCTTCTCAGCATAAAAAAGACGATCTATTAAAAAAGTAGATCGCCTTAGTAAAACTAATCTTATATTGCAGATATTAAAGCATATATTCTAATAATTTATTTGTTTCGTTCTTTATACTATTAAACAGATATTCAAGTGATTCCCTTAAAATACTATAGTATTTTTCACCGGTTGCTTCTTCAGACATCTTTTGTCCACCATATCCGCCTAGAACTGCGCCTATTGCAGCACCAAATATACCACCCAAGAGAAATCCGCCAAGTGCTCCAGCACCAGCACCAGTTTTTGCTTCGCTTTTTGGTGAACATGTAGAACAGATTATAGAACAAGCCGTAAACACATTATCATCTAAGTCGGGTGTTTTCAATTCACCATGAAAATTATTATTCCACCAGTTTAAAAAAAATTCATAAGCCAAAACAGTAGCTGAATAAGCTATCATTGCCATACTAATATAGCCAGTATGATTTGGACAACGCTTTTTGAAGTACTCTCTTGCTAAATTAATACCTTTTTCTGTGCATAACTCTATTTTTGCATCTCTCTCAAGTCCTTCAATTGCATTATTTAATCCAATTTTAATTTGAGTTTTTTCATCAGAATACATCTTATCACCTTTTTTAATCATACACCTTCAGGAATTATATCTTCAATAAAAACTTCTATTTTTGGTTTTGAAATACCTTCAAACTGTTTATGGCATTCCCATAAATCTAAAAGTAATCCAAAAGGCATAAGCCATACTTCATCCTGAGTTAGATGTAAGTGTGCTAAGCCATAATATAAAAGACGAGTAAACAACTCTTCATCGCTTACTCGCCTACTGCGTTTTTTTCTTCTACTGATTCAATATTTCTTTTAACACCCTTATATAAGGCACTTGTGATTGCACCTTTAAAGTTTGCTAAATCTTCTGGTGTAGTTAGAATTTCAACCTCTTCTTCAGTTAAGAGGTCTTTTTTATCATTTGGATTTTTAAAGTTATGAATTAAGATTGGCTGATTTGCAAGAGTTACAATTAACCATACAATTTCACCAATTGCAGCTTCATAATCCTTATTTGATAAAAGTTTATCTCCTAACTTTTCGAGACCACCATATTTTTTAGCAATTTCCTTAGTAGCTTTAGTTGTTAAAAGAAGTTCATATTCTTTATCACCAATTTTAATGGTTGCACTTCTTTCATCAGCCATTAGTTATTACCTCCATTTGTTTGGTATGTAGGCTCATAAACTGAATCATACCAAGTACTGATAATTGCTGTATTAGAATCAGATTCAGTAACTTCAGCTTTCCATAAGTGCTTATTTGCACCATCAACTTTCTTTTTAGTGAAGATTGTTCCTTCAATAGTAGGTGTTGAAAATGTGATTGAATCACCTTTTGTAGCTAAGTTAGTAGCTGGTACACCAAATAAAACTCTATATAACCAGTAATATTTATATTTACCATTAGCTTTCTTAGCTCTAAAGCCAATAGCCACATATCTACAAACATCCTCGCCTGAAGATACAAGTACACCATTTTGATCTAATCTTGCACCAACAAGTGCAGCTGCAGCATCATTTCCAATGTCATCAATACCTAAAGATAATGTTCCTGATTTAAATTCTTTTACTGATTCAGCTTGTCCATCATCTGCAAATAAAGTAGCTTCATTTAATTCAATAGATAGATCAGCAGAGATCGCTTTTGCAAGTTGAACTGGAGTTCCATATGTCTCATTACCATTTTCATCTTCAGTAATTGGTGCATAGTAAAGTTTATCTAATCCTATAGTTGCCATTTTAATTTTCCTCCTCTAAATTTACTTCATAAGTTTTGGCTATATCTATTGTGTAATGATGATAGCCAGTATCAGTTTCATAACCGTTATATCTTCTATCGGTTATAGTAAAAAAACGAGTTAGTAATTTTCCAATAATGCTATTCTTTAACCTTATATAGTTATTTTTAGTATATATTGAAATTCTTAACTCTTGTTTATCCGCTTGAGGTAAGTTATCAGCGCTTAATGGATATGAATCAGCAAGTGGAACTAAAACAATATATTCACTTGGTGCGACATCAGAAAATATACCTGTCTCAACCGGAATATTTAAAGTGTCTATCATAGATTTAGTTTCTTCTAATATATTCATAGTTTCTTGATTTCCTCCTCAAGTTTACTTTTCATCACATTCATGCATTCACTTCTAGATTGATTTTTAGCATTCTTTAAAAATGGTCTAGCAGGTTGACCATGCTTACCATATTCAATAATGTTAGCTACCATTGCATTACTACTACCATCTTTACGATATTCATCGAATCCCACTTTGATGTTATAGTTACCATTTCTATCGACTAAAACAGGACTTAGGCCAAGTGAAGAGACTAACTGACCTGATGATGGTCCTTCTACTACTTCAGCTAGATTCGATTTAGTCTTTTTTAAGACTACGTCTCCTCCAGCTTCAAGAGTCACTTTAGCTATATCGTCCATCTTACTACCCAATGTTGATAGTTTCTTAAGTAGATCATCTGGTAACTTTGCAGTACATTTAGCCATTAGATGGTTCCACCTTTTTAGCTAAGAGTTCAATATACATGCCTCTACCTTTTACATTTTCAACCGATAAAATATCGTATCTGATGTTATCAATAAGTAAGTAATGCTTAGTAGTAATAGTAAGTGTAGGTATTCTTCTTAATTTAATAAGATTTGTAGCCTCGCTAAAAGCCGCCAAATTGGCCCAACGTTCGCTTCCATGCCTTTCTTCAACAAACACTCGAACTTCCGCTAAAACCGCAACAGTCTGCGTTCTAAAGCCCTCAGAATCGATTGTGTTTGTTATAGTACAAATGGATGCTTTCTTATTCATTAAACCAAGCCCCATAGCCTACACCTTCCATTCTCTATCTAGAAGTAATAATGAATTTGCAGTTTTCCAGACATTGTCTGAAGCATTTGTATTATCAGCAAAAAAGCCACCTGTAGAACCATCGCGTGATTCATAAAAGTGGCTTGCTAGCATAATAACTGCTTGTTTAGTTCTTTCGCTCATATCATGACTTTGATAATAGCCTTCATCTAAATGCTGATAACCTTCTGCATATGAAATAGCGGCAGCGATATGGTTTAGAATCAGACTATCATCGTCATTGAATGTAACAATTAAATTATTCTTAACTTGTTCTAATAAATCTTCCTTTACCACTGCCACTACCTCCTAATACTAATTACCTGCTTGTGCAGCTGCTTTTTGTTGTAATACTTTGATTGCTTCTGGAAGGATTAACTTTCCATCTACTCTTTGTGTTGCAACGAATCCTGTTTGATCAGTTGCAGCATAAAGTTCATTTAATTTCTTAAAGATACGTCCTTGTCTATCAGCAATCCAGTAATAGCTAAAATCACCAAATGCGATAGTCTTTGCACCTGCTGCAATTGCTGGTACATAGCTAGATGTATAGACAGGTCTACCTAAGATAGTATCTGGTGTTCCTGCAGTTAATGCTGGTTGCCATAAATAGTTATCATTCTTATCTTTAAGTTTTCTGATAGCTTTTACTGTAGAATCATTTAAGATCCATACTGCTTTCTTTCTATAAGGTGCTTTTAATGAATAGAATAAATCAATTAATTCATCAGCTGTAATTGCTGTAGCTGAAGCTGCAGTAACACCAACTTCTGCACCACCAGTAGTATTAAAGATACCTACAGGTTTACCAGTACCATTACCAGTGAAGAATGCTTCTTCCTCTTTAGTACCGATACGTCTTGCGAATTCCTTAGAAATATAAGATTCTAAGTTAAATGCGCTATCATTTAAAAGTTCGTTAGAAACTTTAATTAATGTACCTAACTTATAAGCACCAATTGATACTTGATTGAATGCATCATCACTATCAGAAATAGTACCTTCCTCATCAACCCAAGAAGCTGAGCCTTTAGATGCAACAACAGGAATCTTACGATCACCAGACGATGTCTTGATAACATGTGCAAGTTTTCTGAAGATGTTTTCTTCCTCTAATGCTTCAACTAGGGTATTTTCATATTCATCGGGAACTAAATAGCCACCTTCTGAATCAGTACCAATTTGAAGAGCATCATGTACTTCAGGTCTAACTGTTTTACTTCTCATTGCATTCCAGAAACTCTTCTTATAGTTCTTAGATGCTCTACCAGTCTTTTCTTCATCATCACTAGCCATAGGCTTATTAACGATAGGTGCATTAACTGGTTTATTAAGTTCTGCTTCAATAGCATTTCTTCTTTCAAGACGTTTGATTTCATTAGTTAACTTATCAAAGTCTTCTTCCATCTTGGCATATTTAGCATCATCTTCAGCTGATAATACGCCACTTTCATTTGTTTGAGCTTTTAAGAATGCATCCATTGCTTTCCATAAATTTGCTCTCTTTTCAACAAGTTCATTCATAGTCATCATTGTTTTTTTCCTCCTAAATATATTTTTTTATTTTGACTAATTCATTTTTTAAAGTTTTTATATCTCTACCCTTTGGCTCATCCATAGGTTTAGATATCTTATTAACTAGCTTTGCTTCAAACTCCTTAGCACCAAACATATATGAATCATCTGGCACTACTTGAGTTTCAGTCTTTTCTAAGATTCCATCAGCAAATCCAAGTTCAATAGCTTTATTTGAGTTCATCCAAGTTTCAGCTTCCATTAGCTTTGATAACATTGCACGACTCTTATTTGTCTTAATCTGGTAAGCATTGATAATGGATTCTTTTACTTCATTTAATACATCGATAGCTTTTTCCATATCTCTATGATCACCAAAGGCTGCCATTGCAGGATTATGAATCATCATAAGTGATGTAGGTGACATTAAAACCTTATTACCAGCCATAGCAATTACTGAAGCTGCACTTGCTGCAATACCATCAATCTTAACTGTAACTTCACCCTTATAATCAATTAGCATTGAATAGATTTGTGAAGCAGCAATACAATCTCCTCCTGGACTATTAATCCATACAGTGATTGGTCCATCTCCTGAATAAAGTTCATCTTTAAACATTCGAGGTGTTACATCATCTTCAAACCATGATTCTTCAGCAATAGTTCCGTTAAGTTCTAGTACTCTTTCTTCTAAGGTTTCGTTGGTCACTTTCTTCCAGTTCCAAAACTTCTTCATTAGTATCCTCCTTCTTGTTTTTATCTGCATAAGCTCCTGCCTTATTAAGCGGTAGCATATTGCCATTTATTAAATACAAATCTCCACCAGATTCAGCTGGTATCTTATCTAAGTTTTCAAGTTCTCTTATATCATTAGCACTCATCCATCCATTTTGTCTTGCAGTTGCATAGCCTTGCATTCTAGATTGATAATCGCCTCTAAGTAGACCTTCTACATTGAATTTAAAGAAATAAACCTTTTTTTCATCAACACTTAAAAGGGCTCTATTTAGTGATTGTTCCCATCTAATAATCCAAGGATCTAATGTGTACTTAACAAACTCTAGTGATTGCTGTTCAATATTTGAAAAGCTTGATTTTTCTAAGTCACCTACCATATGTGGTGGAACTCTAAAGATACGAGCTATTTCATTTATCTGAAACTTTCTCGTTTCTAAGAACTGTGCTTGTTCTGGTGAAATAGATATAGGCGTGTATTTCATACCTTCTTCTAGGACTGCAACTTTACCAGAGTTAGCAGAACCACCGAATGTAGCATTCCAGTTTTCTCTTAATCTTGCAGGATCTTTAATAGTCCCTGGATGTTCTAAGACTCCTGAAGGTGCAGCACCATTAGCAAAGAACTTAGCTCCGTATTCTTCTGTAGCTATTGCAAGTCCTATAGCATTCTTTGCCATTGCAATAGGTGAATAACCAACCAAGCCATCAAATCCAAGTCCTGGAATATGAAGTACATCACGAGTTGAAAGTGTAACTGTTCCAGATTCTTTACCTTCTTCTTGGCTTCTTTGGTAGGTATAATAAAGCACTCCATTTTCATCTCTATCTACACTCATCTTATTTGGCATTAAAGGATATAAAGCTATAACCTCACCTTTACCATTTCTAATAATCTGTGCATAGGCATTACCCCATAAAAGTAAATGAGTCATTAAAGTTTCTCTAAAAACAAATGAGCTCATTTCAGGGTTTGGCTCATCATGAAGCAAATGATATAAATTACTATCAATCGCTTTAGATTTTGAACCATCATTATTGTATTTATAGAAATGAAGCGGTAATCCTGCGACAGCTTCTGCTAAGATACGAACGCAACTATAAACTGCAGTCATCTGCATAGCGCTTCTTTCAGTTACTGATTTACCTGCAGAACTTCCACCCATAAAGAATGTATATTGACTTCCAACAGTTCTATTTTCAGGATGATCTCTTGCTTTTCTTCTAAATAGTCCCATTTCTACCTCCTAAATAAAAAGGAGACCACGAGAATCATATATAGATTCGTTGCCTCCATCATTTCTTATTGCTCTATCAAGTGCCATAACTGTTGCCACAGCACCATCAATCTTTTCTGTAGATTTAGATTTATCCATCTTTATATTTCCAGCTGGATCAGTTCTTACACAGACATTATCCATCATCCACCTTAATACTGGATGACCGTTATGTCTTAATCTACCTGCTAAAACTAGATTCATTAGTTCTTTTGTAGGTGGACTCATATCTTTAAAACCCTGACCAAAAGGAATGACTGTAAATCCCATATTATCTAGATCCTGTGTCATTTGAACAGCACCCCATCTATCAAATGAGATTTCTTTAATATTGTATTTCTTCCCTAAATCCTCAATGAATGTTTCAATGAATCCATAATGTATTACATTACCTTCTGTTGTTTGAATATATCCTTGGTGTTCCCATAAATCATATGGAACGTGGTCCTTTGCAACACGTCTATCCATATTCTCTTCTGGAATCCAAAAGTAAGGTAAGATGTAATAATTGTCATCATCTTTGGTTGGTGGGAATACTAAAACAAATGCTGTAATATCTGTCGTTGATGATAAGTCAAGTCCACCATAACAAATACGTCCTTCTAAATCTTCAGGTTTAAAATCAGTCTTACATTTGTCCCATTTTTCCATAGGCATCCATCTGACTGCTTGTTTAACCCATTGATTAAGTCTAAGCTGTCTAAATGAATTCTCTTCACTAGGTGTTTCTTGTGCAGACCTACAGGCATCTTTTATCTTATCGATAGTAACTGTAATACCTAAACTAGGATTAGCCTTCTTCCATACCTTAGGATCTGTCCAGTCATCTTCAGGATCTGCGCCATATATAACAGGATAAAATGTAGGATCGTGTTTTCTACCTTCAAGTAAATCTTTAGCTTTTTGATGCACTTCATATCCTATAGATTTTGTGTCATCACCTGCTGTTGTAATTAAAAAGAATAAAGGTTGCTTTCTTGCATCTCCTGAACCTTTGGTCATTACATCATATAGTTTTCTATTAGGTTGAGTATGAAGTTCATCAAAAACAACACCATGTACATTGAATCCATGCTTAGAGTAAGCTTCAGCAGATAAAACCTGATAAACACTATTCGTTGGCAAATAAGTAATAGTCTTCTTTGCTCTTGATACTTTGCATCTAGATCTTAAAGAAGGTTCAAGTTCCACCATATCAGCAGCTACCTTAAAAACAATTGAAGCTTGGTTTCTATCAGCAGCACATCCGTATACTTCTGCACTCTCTTCACCATCACAACAAAGTAGATATAAAGCTACTGCTGCAGCTAGTTCTGACTTACCCTGTTTCTTTGGTATTTCAATATAGGCAGTATTGAACTGTCTATATCCATCAGGTTTTAATGTTCCAAAAACATCTCTTATAATTTGTTCTTGCCAATCAATAAGTTCAAATGGTTTATTAAACCAAGTACCAATTGTATGCTTAAGACACTCTATAAAATTTACTGCAACATCAGCAGCTTTCTTATCATAAATGGAGTTTTTAGCTTTAAACTTAGTTGGCACATACTTCTTAAGCTTTCTCAAAGCCTATACCTCCTATAGTAAAAAAAGCCGGCATAACCGACTCATTTATATAATTAATCAACAAGCTTTCTAGGAACTATGATGAAGTCTCCAACTAAATCAGTTTCAAATAGCTTATATCCAAGTTCATTAAAATCTTTATTTTTAAGTTTGCCTTCTTCATCAGCAAATGTAATATAACCTGTAAGTATCTGTGCCTCTTCTTCAATGTATCCATCTACGAACTTCTGAAGCTCTGATAAACTGAATTTGTTTTTCTTTGGTGTAATAAGTTCTAGGCTATCCTTTTTAACTAAAAGGCCACAACTTCCTTTGCCTAAATTAGCTAAGAATACTCTATAAGGAACTATTACGTTATTATTACACTTATCACAGCAGCACTTTCCAGCTACTGGTGCAGGGTTATTTCCATACCCTTCAAACTCAGAACCACAAATACAACATTTATGAAGTATCTCAACCCTGTCTTCACCATATACTACATTTAAACTTGAACCATTATCCCATTTAACTAAGATTGAGCCAATGTCATCCACACCTTCAACTGTTCCTTTAGTTCCAATAGGAGGTGCCTGAACATCATCCATATGAACTAGTTTTACTCTAGTTCCTTTTGGATAACTGCGCTTAATAATATCTAACAATTCTTTTTTCATATCTCTTCACCATCTTTGCCAAATAACTTAATTTGTCTAATGGTATCATTATGAAATAATCCAATAGCATAAATTAGTGCAGCTTCTTCAGTCCAGCCAAGTGAATGAATATAGTAATTAACTAAATATTCAATTCCTTTTCTTGATGTTTCAGTCTTATCGCAATGTTCATAAAGATCTCTTCTTAATTCATCAATCTTCTTTTCTGGATTAACTTCTTCAATTCTAAATTCATCAACTGAGTCTAAGTCATGAATAAACTTCTCAGCCTCAACTTCTGTTTCAAAATAACAGATTGCTTTACCATCCAAATCAACTACTTTAAATAATAATTCACTCATTATAATACCTCCTTGGTCATACATATATATCACTCTAAAGAGTGATTATAGCAAGTACATTATTCAGATATTTCACCTAGTTTCTTAACTAGATCCTTATAGTAAAGTTTTACTCCGTTACGAACACAATAAACATTATCTTCATCATTGGTATTATCAACATAACGTCTAAGAATTACTGAAGCATACTTTTCATCAAGTTCCATTGTGAAGCATATTCTATTAGTTAATTCACAGGCCATTAAAGTTGAACCAGAACCACCAAATGTATCTATTACAATTGCATTTTCTTGACTTGAATTTTGGATTGGATAAGAAAGTAAGTCTAGAGGTTTAGATGTTGGATGGTTCTCATTTCTTTTAGGCTTTTTGAAATTCCAGATAGTTGTTTGCTTTCTATCTGAATACCAGTTATGTTTTCCGTTTTTTAAGAATCCATATAGAACTGGTTCATGCTGCCATTGATAATCAGATCTTCCTAAAACTAAAGAATCCTTAACCCAGATACAGCAACCTGCAAGATGGAATCCTGCATCAATAAATGCTGTTCTAAAGTTTAATCCTTCAGTATCAGCATGGAAACAATAAGCCGAAGCTCCGCTTTCACAATGAGCAACCATATTCTTAAATGCCTTAAGCAAGAATTCATAGAACTCTTCATTTTTAAGTGAATCGTTTTGAATCTTAAGTCCTGCACTTGAACAGAAAGAAACTCCATAAGGTGGATCAGTTAAAACTAAATTAGCTCTTTTGTTATCCATGAGCTTATTTACATCTTCTTCATTTGTAGCGTCACCACACATTAATCTATGTCGACCTACAAACCAGACATCTCCTCTTTCAACAAATGAAGCTTCTTCTAATGCTTTAGTTAAATCATAATCATCATCTTCAACATCAGTCTTTTCTTCTTTGAAGAAATCTGCAATCTCATCAGAATCAAAGCCAGTCAAAGATAAATCGTAACTTTCAGCCTCTAAGGCTTCAAGTTCAACCTTTAATAACTCTTCATCCCATCCTGCATCAAGAGCCATTCTGTTATCAGCAATAATATATGCTTTCTTCTGTGCTTCAGTTAGATAATCAACTAAAACACATGGCACTTCTTTTATTCCTTCAGCTTTAGCTGCAAGAACTCTACCATGACCAGCTATGATATTAAAATCTTTATCAATGATTACAGGATTAATGAATCCAAACTCTCTTAGACTTGATCTAAGTTTATTTATTTGCTCTGGACTGTGGGTTCTAGCATTATTTACATAAGGGATTAACTTATTAATATCAATAAGTTTCATTTCTTTAGTGGTCTTACTCATTAGAATAACCCCCATTCAGCAAACTTCTCAAAGCCTCCTAAATCAGAAATGAATTCACGAGCTATTTCAACTACTTCTTCATAAGGTCTACCATCTATTGTTTCATCCCCAATTGCACATGAAAGTTCTACTGTTTGACCTGTCTCTTGAGCTTTTAAGAAACAATAAATATTCACAGACACGTCTGCTTTCGATAAGTCCTTACCATGAAGACCTCCTCCTGTAACTGAATCAGCCATATCAGATCCTAACTTACGATTAGTTGCACCTGTATCAACATCAGTTCCACCAGTCCATTCACCTAAAGGATTAACAATTGCCTTTGGATACTTATGCTTGATTTCAAAGTTCTTAGCTTTTGATTGGCAGATAATTAATTTAGAACCATCAATGATATACTTACCATCACTGTGGTATTCAGAATAAATCTTTCTTGCAATCTCTGTTAGTTCCTTTTGTTCTTTAGTTAAAGGGACACCTTTAAAGATTCCATTATCACCACATCTAATTTTTCCCTCTTGATTATCTGCTAAGTGTGAGTCTTGAGGAACTTCTACATAATCAATAAATACTCTGCCTGCAATTCTTCTTGCAGCTCTAATTACATCTTTTTTATCTAAAAGAACACTAGTTTCAGCAATGATATGACATTTGCCATGACCGATTAATACTTCAACTGCTATTCTAGGGTTCTTAGTTTCCTTATATGCTAAATCAACAATAGCACCTGCTATCCTATCCGCTATTTTATCTGGGTGTTTAGGATTTACTTTTTCAAACATCTTTTATTTTCCTCCATTTAAAAAGGCCACCCTTAGGTGACCATTATTTCATTCTTGATCTTAAAAGTCTTTCCATCATACTATCGTTTGGATTAGCACCTTTAAAATCTACAGTACAATTTTCTTTTACTACCTGGAATATCTGAAACCAGATATTATTTGTTTGCTTCATAAAGCTCTGACTCATTGCTACATATGGACTTTGTATTGGATTACCTGAAGTTGGATGTTTTCCTAAAAATCCATACTTAGTTATTGCCTCTTCACATTGAATCCAACGCGCAACGCTCATAGCATATGATTCTATAAGTTGTTTATTAACAATTTTATGACAGCCTAATTTTTTAAGCCATAGATAAGTTTCTTTATAAATCTCTGCTGCAATAAGCTGTTTACCATCTCTTTGCAGTGCAGATAGATAATCTTTTACAGGTGGCATATCCACTCCTTCAAGTTCAGCTCCTTCTAAATCAGGTGTTTCAATAACTTTTATAGTTCTATGTCCTGGATTACCTTCAGCTATCTTATCTATGGTGGCTTTTTTCTTTCTACCAGCACCTGGCCTAGCACCTCCATGTGAGTTAGCATTTGCCATGCTTTTATCCTCCTTTTTCAAGATTAATTATTCAAGTTTTAACTTGAACTTACATTCTTAGTTCAGCAGTTATATTACAAAGTAATATAAAACGTATCAAGTTATAAATGAGGCTATTCCCCTTTTGAAATCGCGAAAAATGCACACGAAACCCCTGGCCGATTTTATTATATAAAATCGTAGAGATTTAACTCCCCCTAGGGCTATGTTTCATGAGGGTGTCTATCACCTAATTCGATATGAATCTTATTGTGACAGCTTCTACAAAGACTCATAAGGTTTGATACATCATTAGTACCACCACGATTAACTGGTAATATGTGGTGCACTTCTTCCATTGGTGTAACCCTGCCTTCCTTCAAACATCGTTCACATAAAGGATGAGCTTTAGCATATTTATCTCTTATTCTCTTCCAAGCCCTACCATATTTCTTTTTATGATCTGGCGAGCGTTCGTACTTGTCATAGATTTGAACAGCTTCTTTCTTATGCTTCTCACAATATGTACCATCTGTTAGGTTAGGACAGCCAGGAAATGCACATGGTTTCTTTGGTTTATATGGCATGTTCCTCCTCCTTTCAGATAAAGAAAAAAGTCCAGCGGCGTGAATCTGGACTTATATTCTCTATGGCTTTCGCCAATTATACCATATCATAAGAGGTGCCAGTGCCACAACGGTCCGCGATGGTCCACAATGGTCCACTATGGTCCGACTTGCAAAAGCTCTAGTGCTTTATCATGCCATCTTTTTCTGGTTGTTTGAGAGATAAATAATCTATCCTGTATCTCTTCCCACGTAAGCCAGTTAATGTAACGATAGACCAACAAGAACTGAAGTTTATCATCATCAAGCTTCACAATAGAAGATTCTATTTCTACCTTTACAGCACTAGCCTTAGCTTCAAGATCTTTTAGTTCTCTTTCTGCATCAAGTCCTCTCATAATCCATTTAACAAATGGTGCTTCAAAAGATGGAGTATGATCCACTCTTTCTACAGAAAAATCCTGTCCTGGAATCGAATGTGATTGTTCTTCACAAAAGGCAATATACTGTTTCTTTCTTTCAATCTTTTCTATTAAATTATGATATCGACTTAAATATTCTTTCTTATCCAAATTACCACCACGCCTTTATGATTGCTTATATTTTACTAGATAAATCTAGTAAATATAATTTGCTTAAGATAATACTTTTCAATTAACGACCTAGATAGTAGCTATGTTGAAAAAAGAAAAAAGGTAAGAATCACTCCTACCTTTCTATCTATTTAAGTGTCAATCACTCTACAGTTATTTGACCTTCAATTTATTAAATTAAAATTTTCACCTAAATGACAGGTTTTAACATACATTTTCCATTACTTTCAATTAAATGTCATTTTGAGATACAAATAACTAACATTATTTACTATTAGAATTAGTGCTATTTATACTTCTCTAAAAGAGGTAATAACCATTTTAAAATCCAACGCTTAGTTGTATCATAATTTCCTGAATCATAATATATTGCAGCAACAATAGCTTCTATATATGGATCATGTTCACCACAAACAACCATTTTATCTTGAGGAGGATTATCCATTAAGAAATAGTCACTATTATAAGAAAACTTAATCCAGCCTTCTTTTAACATAACCCTGTGCATAGTCTCATTATTCTCAAGATCTTTTTTAGCATCAGTAATTGAACCCTTAGTTGTTAATCCATCTCTATATAGTTTATCAGCGATGACGGATTTAATAATAGTATCACCTAAAGTTGCTAAGCCTTCATTTGAATACTCTTTATGGTTCTTACCATCAGTATCTTTTTTTGGTAGCAATACTGATTTCATAGCTTTTGATAACCATTCTATTTCATTAAAGTGATAATGCAAGATAAGCTCAAATTTTTTCATCTCGCTTTTTATTCTTTCTTTTTCTAAAGCCATATTAATCACCATTTATAAAGATATAATCCTCAGCTGTTACTTCTTCTATAGCTATAGAATTATTGAAGTATCCTTCTTCTTTTTTATATCTATCAGTAATAAAAGATAGTTCCTTATTCTTAGAACCTAATAATACTCTCTTGTCATCAAGTTGTTCTTCAATAAAAGGACCATCAATTAATAAATCAACAGATGCAACTAGACTTTTATCTAGATAAGTTTTGCTTTTTCCTGAAAACATTATGATTCCTAATCCTAATTTATGAATCTCATTATTAAAGTATTTTAAACCAGTTTGTAGAGAAGGCTCTCCACCACTCAGAGTTATACCTTCTATATCAAACTTATCTTTAGCTTCTTTAACAATATCGATAAGTTCTTTTAATGTAACTATATGATTAGGAACTAATGGTTGTAAATTCTTATTACAACATCCTCTACAATTGATGTTACATCCTTGAAACCAAATGCAGCATCTCTTATACGGACCTTCAGTTTTAGTGCATAATTTTATATATGCTACATTAAACTTAATCGAAGTCAAAGCTGAATCCATCTTTAGTTACCTTTGTAATAATTCTACTTCCTTTTAAAGAACGTAACTCATCTTTATTTTCAAATAAGAACATTGCAAGAGGATCTAATAATCTATCATTGATAGCATTTAAAATATCTCGACCACCTTTAGATGAATCTACAGCTTTTAGAATATATTCGATAGCTTCCAATTCTTTCTCAAATTCTAATTCAAGCTTATACTTTTCTTCAATTCCTCTAATAACTGGTTTCAACTTGTTCTTACAGATCTTAATTTGGAAATCTCTATCTTGAATGAAATTAAATGGAACAATATTGTTATATCCAATACGACCTAATAATTCTGGTCTCTTTAATTCATTATCAAAGTAATCTTTTACAATCTTAATAAATTCTTTTGCTACACCTTCTTTATCAGATGATGCTTGAACTTGGTTAGCACCTAAGTTAGATGTGAATACTATAATTGTGTCGCTGAAGTATACAGTTTCACCTTTAGAATCAGTTAAACGACCATCTTCCAAAATTTGTAAGAATATATCTAGAATACGTGGATTGGGTTTTGCAGCCTTTTCAATTTCATCAAACAGAACAACTGAGAATGGGTGTTCTTTAATGGCATTTGTTAATTGGCCACCTTCTTCATATCCAACATATCCAGGTGCAGCACCTATTAATTTTTGATCACTATTCTCTTGAGCATATTCAGACATATCAAATCTAATACAAGCTTGTTCATCACCAAATAAGAATTTAGCTAAAGCCTTTGAAAGCTCAGTTTTACCTACACCAGTAGGACCAACAAAGAAGAATACACCTTTTGGCATTGATCTAGATGAAGTTTTATGAAGGCCTGTTAAACCCATATATGCTTTAACAACAGTCTTTTCAATTTTTTCAATTGCTTCTTCTTGACCTATAACTCTGTCAGATAATTCTTTTTTAATATTCTTAACTCTAGATTGTTCTAATTTTTCCCATGGATTTTCTTTTTCACCATATTTGAATAAATAGAATAACTTATCAAAAGTCATCTTATCTTCTTTTCTAGACATTCTTGATAATTGAATAATCTCACGATTAGTGAAATCTTCAAGCATATCAATACAATCGATATTTTCATTATCAAGCAATGAGCTAGTACCAGATTTTAATCTAACTTCAAATGAATCTTCTATCTTTTGAATCATTTGTTTTCTTTCTTCTCTATCTGGTTTTTGTAATGTTACAATTTCAACTTCAGGATTTCCTTGATAGAAAGATAATGGTAATCCAGACGCCTTATTTAAAATAATGACAACAACACTTTCGTTGCAGTCAGTGTTTAAATAATCTACTTTTCTATCCTTTAGAGCTTTACCTAATAAAGTAATATTTTGTCTTTCATCATCGCTTAACCCATTAACACTGAATAAATATTCAGACCAATTGATAATGAAAGCTACTTTTTTCTTTTTATCAATTACATTCTTATAAACAACATTTAAGATTTCAGCTGGTGATTTAAATAAGCCTTGTTGTGCTTTAGGTGTTTCTTCTTCATCACCTAAATCATATGCATCACCTTCTACTTCAACTTCATCTGTTAAAGTAAGCTTATCAATTGCACCAGTTGCACCTTCAACTCTATCCCAGTAAACAATGTCTTGATAATCCATATCTTTGAACATTGCTTCAAGATATTCTCTTAATGTGACGATATTATTCTTTTCATTTAAATAAACGTCACCAACATTGCCATCAATCATGACACATTTTTTAATTCCAGCATTTCTTCTGATCTTATTAAAACTATTTTGTAAAGACATATGTTTACCTCCTAATTAGTACCCTTATTTTTGTTTATGTATTGATATTTTTGAGTTTGAATCTTGTCTGGATTTTCCCACGTTACTTCTTCATGAAGAATATTGATATCATAGATATTCTTTAAATCTTCTAAGAATGGTTCTATATCTTTCTTACATGCATGGCCTTCATATTCATCAAAGTGGTACATAAACTTACCATTAAGTTGAATTTCAAATTCAGCCATTTGTCCAGATGCCTTTAAAGCAACTAATTTAACAATATTTCTTTCTTTATCAATCTTAAGATTCTTCTTTGTATCAACAATGAATCCTCTATCTTTGATTGCTTTAATAATAACTTTTAAAGTTTCTTTTCTTACTGTTTCGTCAGTAATTGCTTCATTAGCAATAGCATTAGCTTCATCAATAGATTTAGCTTTATCTAATTCTTCTGTAGTAATACCTTTAGAAGTAAGTTCTTCTTTATATTCTTGAATGACCTTCTTTGTTTGTTTTCCTAAAAGAATATCATATTCTTCTTGTGCTTTAGTGATTACTTCATCAAAGCTAAGTTTATCGTTCTTAAGAATTTCTTTATATGCTAGTTCTCTTAATGAAACATCTTCAATGCTATTTATCTTTGATAAAATGTCACTTGATATTGAAACTACTCCATGCAATTTATCTAACATAGCTTGAGTTGTTTCCTGACCAGCATTTAATAAGCCTTCATCAATCATCTGATCTATTACTGCAAGTTTAGAACCAGTTAACTCATTTACTGTTCTAATTAATTCTTGTGATTCAGTTTGAACTTTATTAGTAAAATTAATGAATTGTTGATAATCTGGTTGATGATTATTAACTGAATAAGCCCTAGCTTCTTTGTATTTTTCTAGAGTCTTCTTAAACGCTTCAATCTTTTCTTTGATTGTTTCCTTGGATTTTTGCAAATAAACTTCATACTCTTTTACTTTAGCAGTTTCAAGTTTATCTGCTGTATTATGAATTCTATCAAGTACTTTATCTATTTGACACAATGAATGAACAGCTGTGTCACATTTAGCTTGTACTTGAATAGATACACCTTGATAATCAACGGTTACTTGTTGACTCATTTTCCTTCCACCTCCAAATCAAAGATTTCTTTAGCCCATCTTCTTAAATCATCTGCATTATAATTTGGTGTTCTATCTTCAGGATGAACATATGCATTTCTATTATCTCTAAAATCATGCAAATCACTAATGATCTTATTATCAATTATACCATTAGATCTTGCGTCATTTAACATGTCAGATAATTTGCCATCTAATTTATATTTGTTTTTTAAAATTGTTTCTAATTTTGCAGAAAGATTAACAAATACAAATTGATATTCACCACTAGCTATTTTCTTTTCAATTAATTCTGGCTTTAAATTATTAGGATTCTTAAGTGCAGCTTCAACTAAATTAATATCATCATTAATAGTTGAGAATAAATTCATGAACCCATCATAATTAGCAAATAATCCTTCATTACCACTTCTAAATACAGCAATATTCTTTTGAAGATTAAATGCTTTATTGTAGTTTGTTTTGAAATCATTATGATTAATCTTTTCTTCATCATATAAATAACTCTTATAATCGTTAATAGAAGTTATTCTCTTCATTTCTGATAAAGCATCATCATAGTTAATTAAATCAATTACGCTTTTTTCTTCAGAATTTCTTATCTTTAATGCTTCAATTACTGGATTAACATATAAAACAACTAGTGATTTATCAAAGCCTTTACTTACTAATGTTTCATAAGTTTCTAACTCGTTTTTAACTTTTATATTCTTAAATATTCTTGATAAAACATCCATATTTGGAATATTTAAGAACTTAGGAATTGAAGCAGTTATCTTAAGTGCTGTATCAAGATTATCTTCAGTGATGGTATCCATATAATTGCTATAATTCTTTTCTAACAATTCTCTATAAATATTTGATATACCTGAATTAGATATAGCATATGGCTTCATTTCATTTAATAAAACAATATTACTTTCAGCATCTTTATTTACATAACCTTCAATAATCTCTTTTGCTAGCTTCAAGTCATCAGTGATATTTGTGACCTTAACTAATTCTTTAAAATTATCTTCACTATATGTAGATAATGATACTACATAAGGTTTAATGACATTTTTCAATTCTTCTTCAGTCAATTTAATCTTTAAAGCAAGAGGAATTGTAATAATTCCAAATAGATTATTGTTAAAATTAAAATTGCCTGGAATATATGCATAAACAGAATCGTGCATATCTACTTGAATAAATTCAATCGTATCATCATATTTTGCAATAGACTCCGAACTAGTAATCATATAACCATTTGAAGTTTTATAATTACCCTTTGTAAGTAATAATTGATTCTTTTGTTTTAAAACATCATCTATCTCTTTTGGAATAATTATTCCTGCAATTCTATCAAAACCATAATTACTTAGTTTAAGATTATCTTTAAAAGATGACTTAAACTTAAATTTGTTTTTATAAGAAATAGCTAAATTAACCATGTTTTGATTGTAATTAGCATCAAAGAATTTTTGTAATAGCAATTCATCAAATTTAATTTCAATATCATCGCCATTAATGTTCATATCGCAATCATATTTTCCAATCCAATTTTCTTGATCTAATTGTTCTACATTGGTTATGATTTCTTCTTTTTTAACACTTATTCCTTTCCCTTTTTGAAGATTTAAGAAATTTTCAATATTCTTTTCGTTCTTAAATCTATCCATAAATTCAGGAGTAATAGCACAGTCCATTAATGGTTTTGGATCTAAATCATTATCCATCTTCAATGATAGTTCATTCAGTGCAATATTATAAAATACTGGGACTTTTAATTCTTTATTAATACCTGTAGGTATAGATTCTTCAGCAAATATCTTTTTACCTTTTGAAGTAAATTGAAATGAACCAATTAGGTAATTATCAAATTCAGTTTTATAAAAATTAAATTCTTCTAATATTCCTTGTTCCATTAAGTATTGGACATTATCAGCGAAAATATAATGTAGAGATTTAGGTATTCCGAAGTTTTCTAATACTTTGGATAATCTATCGTTTTTATTCTTAGATTCACTAATTAGAACTAGTAAAATATAAGCAACACCACTAGGCTTTTTAACTTCAGAATATGTAACAAGTTCATTCATTTTAAAGAATGGAAATTGTATAGAAGTTTCTAGTTTAAACTTATCCATTTATTCTCGCCTCCTTATCATCTAATACATCAATATCTTCGATTACTTTACCATAGCGTTCTATAGTAGCTAAGATTTCTTCATAAACTCTGAAGTTTCTTTGTTCTTTACCAACACGACCATAGACATCTGGTAAATCAATCACACCTTTTTCTTCAAGATATTTTCTGTTACCTACCATAATAAGCATTCTTCTTGCTCTAGATAAAGCAACATTAATTCTTTGATAAGCTAGGATAAATCCAGGATCACTTCTTTTTGGATTTTCAGGATTTCTAACTGTAGATAAAATGATGATATCTCTTTCATCACCTTGGAAATCATCGACAGTTGAAACAATCATTTTTTCAACATCTGTTTTAAATGCATCTGTTTTAACCTTTTCACTCTTAAGTAATTCTTTTATTCTTCTAGCTTGGTCTCCATATGTACAAATAACACCAATGCTTAGCTTTTCAAGTTCTGGATGCGACTTGAAATAAGTATTCATTTTTCTGATTAATTCAACTACAACTCTAGCTTCACCAGTATTGTACATAGATGTTGAATCAGCTTCATGCGTTTCGTTTTGCTTACAATCAACAAAATAAATATGTTTATCTGGTTCGATAATATTTCTACCATTTGATAGTAATTTAACATTATGACGTTTATTATTGTTTTGACCTGCAAAACCTAGTTTTAATTCGCCTTTATAGAAGTGGTTAAATACATTCATAATATGTTCATGACATCTATATTGTTGAACTAACATAGTTTTATAACTATCTGGTATTCTTTCAAATAGAGTTTTAAAGAAACACTCTTCATACAATTTAGTGAACTCTTTATTAATTTCTTTATTAATAATTGTCTCATCTAATCCTTCAAAATCATCATCTCTTAATTTGGAGAATTCATACATTGGAGGCAATTGTCTATGGTCTCCAACTAGGATAACTGTTTTACCATAAAGAATAGGTATCAATAAATCTATAAAACTTGATTTAGAAACCTCATCGATAATAACTACATCAATACCAACGGATTTAATATCAATCTCATCGATATTATATTCAGATAATGCATCAACATTTCTTCCGCTGAATCTATCGTTAGATGTACACGTAATACCAAATACATTAGCATTTTCAAACAAGTCTTTAGTAAATACCTTTCTATCTTCTTCAATTACATCTTCACTAGTGATGTAATTTGCGATCTTTTCATACATAGGTATTTTTTCTTTATTTTCTTGTTCCTTCGCTTGGAAATCATCTTCAAGCTCAGACCATTTACGTTTAATAATCTTTAGTCCTTCATCTACATCCTTATAAGGTTCAGCAATTTCAAAATCTTTAAAGAATTTAATTAAATCATTCTCAAGCTTATATTTGGCTTCTTGAATATCTTTAACATCATTTCTTTCTTGAATATCAATAATATTTTCATTAATTACTTTTATTTGTTGCTTTAATGAATCTATTTCTTTATCTAGTTCTGCTTGTTTATCTTCAATAGTACGTAATTCTTTATTTAGAACTTCTATCGTTGAAGATTTAATCTCAATAATTCTATCTTTTACAGTTCTAATAACTTCTGGAATTAAAGAAATATTTGCAACTAAGTATGAATAATTAAAAATCTTATTAAGTTTTAAATCGTTTAAAGATACATCAACTGATTCAGCCTTAAGTTCTTTTAAAACCTTTCTTAATTCATTTTTAATTTCTTCAACTTTTTCCTCATTATTAGGATCAATAATGTCTCCTAATTCATCAACATATTTATTTAATTCAGCCTTTAAATCATTTTTCTTAACTTCAAGAATAGTTTTATTGGATTCAGGATTAATAACTGCTAATTCACGTTCTATTTCATCATTTTTAATTGAATTGATATTCTTTAATAATTGACCTAAATCATCATCGATATAAACATCTTTTTCAAATAAAGGTTCTAGTTTCTTTCTTACATCAACAATCAAGTCAACCTTTACATCTTCATCAGGTCTCAAATTATCATTTTCAATATGACGTTTAGTTCTTCTTAAGATATCAATATCAATTCTAACCAAGTCCTTTTTATCATTTAATACTGATATCTTAGAATTAATGTCTTTAGCATTGTCTTCAAACTTTTTGATTTCTTCGTTAGCCTTATCTAAAACCTTTTGAGATTTTTCTATTTTGGCTTTTGCCAACTTTAATTTATCAAAGTTTTCAGCAAATTCTATTTTGTTCTTTTCAAAATTCTTATATCTATTAACAGCTTTCTTCATATTAGAAGAAATATTTAAATAGAAATTATCTACTAGGAATTTTGGATCATATTCGTTTTCTTTCTTTTTATCATTATTAGAAGGAATTAATCTAATAGGTACGATTTCCGCAATTTTAGGTAATCTTTCAAATACATTATCAATTGCTTTATGTGTTTCAGATGAAATTAATACCTTTTTACCTTTTTTAATTAACTGAGCTACCGTTTCAGCAATTACTTGTGTTTTACCAGTTCCTGGAGGACCTTGAAGTAAGAATATACCATTACTTGAAACAGCCTTTCTAACTGCTTCTTTTTGCTTTTCATTAAGAGATTCTAAATACCATATCCAATCACTAGGTTCTGCTTTAACCGTATCTAATTCTTCTGGGTTAAAAAGATATGTTGAAAGATATGGATTCTTAACATATCCAGAATAGAAATTATCTAAGGCTGCCTCTTGTCTTGAAATCTTAGCTTTTTCAGCACGATTATCATAAACAATGTATTCGCATGAATCTACGACCTTCTTTTGTTTGTCTGAAATAACATTATTAGAATCGCCTAATCTAAAATATAATGAGAATCTTTTAATTGTTTCTTCTTCAATAGCTTTTTCTTTATCAAACTTTAACTTAGCATCAAGTTCTTCTTTTGATTTAATCTTTTCATTTCTAATATCATCTTTATATTTGTTAGTGATTTCAGAATTCTTTTTTGCTTCATATTGTGTTAATAATCTCTTTAATTCCATTTCAATGCTCTTAGCATTGTCTTGTAATAACTTAGAATTTCTTTCAACATAATATGACTTAACATCAATTTTAGACATTTCATCTTCAATTAATGCTTTTATTCTTAAAGCATATTCATTATCTTTTTCTTTTTTATCTTGCTTAATATTCTTTTTAACATTAGTTTCAATTTCTTTTTTCTTTTTATCAATTAAACTAATAATATCTTTATCTTTATTTTCTAAAACATCTTGTTCTAAAGAACTATCTAATTCATTTTTATAAGAATCAATTCTTTCTTTTGCTTGTTTATTTAATTCTTTTTCATATAAATTAACTGCTTGCTTTACTTCTTCTTTAATAATCTTCTCATACTTAGCATCTATATTTTTATATGATTTATCTATATCTCTTGTATATGCTAAATCTAACTCTTCTAAATGCTCAGTGGGTTCGATATCATAAGAAACAATTTTAAATCTATCGCCTAATGCATATCCAGCATTTAATAATTCACCGAATGTAACTTGTTGTTGATTACCATTTCTATCCTTATGCTGAGATTTGCTTTCAGGATCAATAGAAGTAATAAATACATTATCACTAGATAATGAACGAATTTTACGTTCTTCTTCATTAACCAATTTTCCACGTTTAGTAATTTTTGCTTCATTAAATGCTTTTCTATTTCTTTCAATATCCAATCTAATAAGTGGAAATTCTTCAGCATCTTCTATCTTTTCAGATAAAACAATCATATCTCCCCATTTGAATTCATCTCTTCCATCAAGAAGATATTCATCATAAATTGAGGCATTCTTTTTATAATCTTTTCTATTTACAGCATATGCTTCAACGAACATAGCTCTATCTAATTTGAAATTACGTTTTGATTGTTCTTGAAGATAGTATTTTCTAAATCCAATATACTTGTTCCAAACTTCATATGTTTTTCTAATTTCCTCAGGATGTTCAACAGTCCAGCAATTATCTATAATCGTTTTAATGTTGTTAGGCGTAAAAAATGTATCATTGTAATCAACATGATTTATACTCCAATATCCTCGTTCAAATGAATTACAAACCGAATAATCATCAACTCTTAAATCATATGGAGATTCCATTGAATCATCAATTAATTGTAATCCCTTAATCTGTAACATTTTTAATTTTCCACCTTCATAAATATCACCAATTAAAATGATGTTTTGATTGTCAGGTAGAACTCTTTTCATTGATAAAGTTAATTCTGGTCGAATAACTACATTATTTAAAAAAGATGGTTTGTCTTCTGCTACTTGATGTTTCTCTCTTAAGAAATTAGGGCAAGAAATATAATATTTCTTATTAAAGTTAGTAGGGAAACATGTTTCAATAAAAGTATTAAAATTAGATACTTGTCTTTCCAATGGGATTCTTCTTTGAAGCAATTCAAATTGTTCATTTAATGATAAATTATAAAAATCATTTTTTGAGTTTGCTCCTCTATTTAAATGTTCACTAAAAGATAAAAATATATATGCCATTCTTTTGTCCTCCTATATATCTAGTGGATTAACAATAACATCTATTTCATCTTGTACGACGTCTAAGAAGTAATCATCATAATCCCATTGTGCATCAGCTGCATTTTCACCGAATGCTCTCGCACATAATTCATCAAAGAATAAATGTAAGTTATCTAAACAATCTAAGATGAATTTTTCATCTAGTTTAACAACAGAAAGTGCAGATTCACCATTTTGATATTTTTCTTCTGGGTCCCATACCATTTTAGGATACCATTGCTTCAAGATCTTATATGATCTAAGAGAGTTATGTTTAAGGAAGTTCCAAACAGTAAATGCTCTATCATATAATTGGTAATTATCATATTGTCTGAATGATATTGCATTGTTACCCTGTAAACCTTGCATATAAATATCAAATTGCTTCTTTGTATAATCTTCTTCTTTATAACCACAGGCAGTTAGCATCTTTAAGCATAATGCATCTATGCTAGACATTAATTGATGGAAAAATTGAGCGTATAAAGATTTAATAATTACTTTATAATCTTTTGCTCTTTTAATACCTGCTATAAATGCTTTTTCATTAGCTTCTTCGTAATCAAGCACTCCATCAGCTAAATGTGCGACTCTTGCATCATCTTCTACTTGCTTTGGAGTTTTAATACTATCAATGAAGCTCTTATATTCTCTAAACCATAATTGTTTATAACCTGTTAACAAATCTCTAAACCAATTACATTTATATTCAGATCTATGTTGTTTAGTCGGAAGGTAATAAACGGAATGTCTATTTTCAATTTTACTATCTGGAATAGTAAAGAATTTTTTATAACGTTTTGTGTCAATTTTTATTCTGCCATCTTTAGCAATCAAGCCATAATAATCGATCCTGTCGCATCGATTTTCTTTTTCTAATTTATCATAGTCCTTGCCTATAACTTTGCTCTTTTTCTTCATGTTATTGACACCTCCTTAAAACAAAAAAGTGACGGTAGGTATTAACCTATCATCACTTCAATAACATTTATCCTCTTCACATGTTATTTTGTTTAGACACGCAATACCACTCTTGAAATTTAGCTTTTAACTATTGGTTTACTCCTCATATGGTATATCCCAACCATAAGATTCGCTCCAACATTCCATATAGGTAAAGTTCTTACTCCACAGTTTCAGAACATGCATTTGTATCTATCTATAATTATATCATATTATTGAAATTTATTTCAATATCTAGAACATATTTACAGATTTCGTCATTATTATAACAGAAGTGTCAAATTTCAAAAATGTACTATAGTTCAAAAATAAAAAGAAGGATCTACTTGGTTACAAGTAAATCCTCCATTTTCATATTAAATATTAGAGCCAGATTATACAAGTTTTCAACATTAGGCATCTTCTTTGCACATTCCCAATCATAAATCACACGAGGTGTGTTTAGTTGAAGTAATGCAGCTAGTCTATCATGTGTTAGATTAGCTTTGATTCTAAGGGACCTAAGTCTAATACTTGTTGCTTCTTTATCTAATATGGCTTTTCGATAATCCATAGCAAGTACCTCCTTTGAGCCCTTCCTCAACTTTCTGGTACTTCAGATTATCGGAATAATTATATAACAAAAGAGTTATTTTATCAATTTACTGAACCTACAATAACTCTATAGTTATTTGACCTTAAATTTGTTAATGCTATTTTTTCACCTAAACGACAGGTTTTAGCATACCTATTCCATTAGTTTCCACTAAATGCAAGTTTAAGAATAAAATCACTACAATTATTTACACTAGAAACTAAATGGATCATCTTGAATGTACCCACCCTTATTCTTAATTAGATTCAATAATTCATTTTGTACTTTTTTATTATTTTTGATAAATGCTCTTGCCCATGGTTGTAATGCATACGGAAATTGCTGGAATCCTGTAGAAATATTAGCAGTTCTAACTAAAAATAGCTTTGAAAGTAATAATCCAATTGTCCCATTAGACATTGAATAATATCCTACAGCATCCTCAGAAAAATAAATACTTCCGATTATCTTCTTTTCACCTATAGACAAATCATCATATTGTTTTTCAAGATTCTTGACTTTTTCTGCTTCAAGTTCTTTTGACGTTTTATCTTTATCCTCAACTAACACAGATACTTCTTTTTTTATATTTGTTAATAGTGTATCAATTGCTCTGCTAATAACAGCTTGTTTATTTTGAAGTTTGAATAAATCTGCAACTTCATCATAAAAGCATGCCAAGCCATCAGTATTAACTAAGTTATATTTATAACTTGAATCAACAAATCCTTTTATATCACTGTCATTAACATCTTCAAACTTAAATATAAAATGTGGTTTATCATCACCTAAAGACCATAGTGCTCCTAATTCTTGAACACAATATGTACTTTCTAAAAAGTTGTGAGATATCAAATATACTTTTAAGTCAGAAGCATTAAATTCTTTTCTTACAGAATCATTGATTCGAGTTCCATTTTTTACTCCTTGGCCTTCTAACGAACTACAAAAGATATCATTAGGGTTAACTCCTAATGAAGTTAAAAAATCTACAAAACTTTTTACAAATTTATCTTTTGATGAATGACTAATAAATATTTTCATCAAACCACACTCCTTTATGCATTTGAACTTTGATTGTTTACTTCAGGCTTTTTACTTTTCTTGATTCTATTAATAATTAATAGCGTAGATACAGCAATGATTCCCGTTCCCATCACAGATGGAACTAATATTTTCACATATAATGGCCAAGACAAAATCCATTGTTCCACTTTTAAAATTCCATTATAGATAAGGACTCCAATTATTAGCAGGATTATAAATACTGCAGCGTATGCTTCTTTTCCAGCCTCTTTACCAGAAATCAAATGCATTGAATATAATAATCCCACAATTCCATATGCAACAACACCTACAATAGCCATTACAATATTCCAGATGTGATCATCCAAAAAGCTAATTCCTGTTATTGCAGTTGCAGTAATTAGAGTAATTAATAATCCTCTAAAGGCATTTAAAGATTTGCTATTCATAGTAAATGCCCCCGCTTATAATGTGTTTAAAACATCGTTTTCTAAATCATTGATGTTATAAACTGTATCCAAAACATCAAATGTTTCTTTTAAATTATTTCTAGCTGAAATCCATCCAATTCCGTCTGTAAACCATACAAAAGTAAAACCAGCTATATCCTTTGATTCCAATGCTAATGTTTTATAGCTTCTTGCAGTTTCATTTAATTTAGAGCCACCAGATGCATAAAAATTACATTCGCAAGCATAGACATGATTATTCTTGATAATGACATAATCAAATCTCTTCTCTGTACTGCCAGAATTAGATAAAGCAGATAAGTCTAACCCTGATAAACGCTCTAAATCAGATAAATACATTTCTTTATAATATGTCTTACCTTTAATAAAACCAGCTTTAACAATAAAAGACTCAACTAAATCTTCCATTAAATGACCGCCACGATTCTTGCGGCCATTTGAATTTAGGCCAGTCTCAACACCAAGAACATAATCAACCAAATTGTTAATAATATGATTTTGCATTAAATCAAATAATCCAGTTTTTCTCATGAAAGATTTATATTCATCAATAGATTGAGTTTTCTTTGAAAATTCAAAAAGTATACTTCCTTCTTCATCCATGCAGAAAATTTCAGATTCTCTTTTAGCCAATAAAATAGGAATAGCTTTAAGAACCTCAGGATATTTAGCCACTAACTTTTCAAAATCATTTTCTATGTCTTTACTTCCTATTAGACTATTTAAAATATTTAGTTCTACTTTTAATCCTTCTGCATTTGCATAAACAGTATCAAAATCAATATAATACGTGTAATTAGCAATGCTGCTTCTCATTGTTTTTAACCATTCATTAAAATCTCTTTTCATATCAATTACTCCTTTTCTTCGAATCTTTTGATTGTTAAATCCAAATATTCCTTAGATTCGTCAATTCCAATATACTTTCTATTTAATTTTTTACATGCTATACCTGTAGTTCCACTTCCATTAAATGGATCCAAAATAAGATCTCCTTCTTTAGAAGCAGCTAATAATATTCTTTCGAGCAATGACAACGGCTTTTGTGTTGGATGTTTTCCATATTTCTTTTCTTTTTTAGAAACAAGTGGAATATCCCACACATCCTTCATCTGCTTTCCGCCATTGATCTCTTTCATCAATTGGTAATCAAAATAATGATTACCTTTCTTTTTAGGTGTCAATTGCTTTCTAGCCCATAAAATAGTCTCTGTTGAATGTGTAAAACATCTACAAGCTAAATTTGGTGCAGGATTTGCCTTTTGCCATGTAATGTTATTTATAATTGAAAAACCTTCTAATTCTAAGGCAACACCTATAGAATAGATGTTATGTAAAGTTCCACTTATCCAAAGTGTACCATTATCTTTTAATACTTCTCTACATAATTTTATCCATTTTCTATTAAAAGATAGTTTTTCTTCTGGTGTTACAGTTTTATCCCACTCACCCTTATCTACAGAAACTTGCCTTCCTGAATGACAAGATACACCTCCGCTTGATAAAAAATACGGAGGATCTGCAAATATCATATCTATAGACTTTGGTTCTATTTTTTTTAATAGTTTCATTGAATCACCTAAATATAAGGTAAATCCATCTTCGTTAAAGTATGCTTTATTCATAATTTGTTATAAGCACCTCTTCAACTTCACCGCGACCATCAGCCTTAGAATTTATCATTCTTTTGGCGGGAACTATGTTTATGTGAAAATCTTTATATAATTCTCTAATGAACTCTGTATTATGATTACTTAGCATAACATAGACGCCCTTATCAGATAATTTTTTATAAACTTCGGCTAATCTTTTTTGTTCATCTTTTCCAAATGCGTTTTTATCATAAGAAGTAAAACTATCTTTATCTTCCCAAGTGTCATATGGAGGATCAAAATAAACGAAATCTCCAGCTTTAGCTTTTTTTACTGATTCTTCAAAATCGCAACAAGTTATATTGGCTTTTTTACTTTTAAAGAACTCTCTTAAATTCTCAAAATTATCTCTATCAAAACAATTAACTGATTTCTTTTTTCCTGAAGGCACATTAAATAAACCTTTAGAATTAACTCTATATAGTCCATTAAAGCAAGCCTTATTTAAATAAACCATTCTTGCCGCTCTAATATACACTGGTAGTTCTTTGAAACTATCGTCTCTATCCATTTCACGAATCTGGTAATAGTATTCTTCAGAATGATTAGTTTCATGCTTTTCAAGCTCTTCCTTTAATTTATTAAAAAGACCATCTTCTTGAAAGCAATTATATACAGCTATAAGTTCATTGTTAGAATCATTTATTGAGAATGAATTAGGTTGAATCTTAAATAGTAATGCTCCGCCACCGACAAATGGTTCATAGTATTTATTAAATGTTTTAGGCATATGAGCAACAATAACTTCTAACAATTGAGTTTTACCTCCAGCCCATTTAACAAAAGGATGGACCATAAAATCTGCTTTTTTAGTAATTTTAACAGGCTCTAATCTATGTCCTAATGAATTAAATATTTTATCAATTGTAATATAAGAAACACCAGATACTTCACCGGATTCTATTCTAGATATTTGAGCTCTATCTATCCCGCACAGTTTAGATAATTGCTCTTGAGATAAACCCGCCTCTAATCTATACGACTTAATTTGAGTTCCAATAATCGCCAAATTATCATCCATATTATCGTTCCTCCTATCACTACTAATAGTATACCACACATTTGTGTATTTTTCTACACAAAGCATACAAAAAATGCGCCGAATAGGACGCATTTTCATTTAATTAAACTTTATTTGTTTTTATTATATTGTAATGTTTGATTTATAAGATTCATTACATAAGGGATTTCTTCTTCTGATGAAACAGAAATATCGCATTTTCCATTACCATGTGTTCCTATGTTTGTTATGTCCCTTGTCTTGCTATCTGGATCATTTAATGACTCTTTATCAATATTAAAAGACAAACGCAATTTTGATTTATAGACCTCAACATCAAATATATAAAGTCCCTCAGTTCTAAATGCAATATAGACTTTTGTATGTGAAATATCAAAATGAGATATTTTATTACATTCTTCAGTTATCTTTCTAAATAAATCCTTGATATTTTGAGGAGCTTTTCTAAAGCTCCATTCATAATCATATTCTTCAGTTTCAGCATTTTCTTCAGTTTCTTTTGCTTGATAAATATCATCGGATAAATCAGATGGTGCTTTTTCAAATTCATCTTCAAAAATAGCAAATTTATCTTTAAACCAAGATTCTAAGTTAGATAATACAACATTATAATATTCTTCATCATTTTCATAATTTTCTCGTGGTTCAGATAATTTAACACCTCTCATCATTGGATCCCATTTTCTTTTCATCACTCTATATTTGCCACCAAAAACTGAATTATTTGTTGCAAAATTATGCCATTTTTGCCTTATTTCTTGATTTGAAGATGGACCAATTAAAACTGTTATAGATACTCCATCAGCTATAGTATTTGATAATTCATAAGCCACCAAATCAGTAATTTTAGACCAAGAGCCATCGCCTTTTTCACCAATTTTATTTCTCATTTTTTTGCCGACAAACCTTATATATGTGTTTGTACTTGGAATATTAATAATATCTTTATTTTTTTCTTCTCTAACACTCAAATATTGTTTAATTTTAGCAGATAAAACATTTCTAAAACCAGAATCACCTTTATTATCAACCTCAATCATGACATCAGGATTATCTTTAATATAATCTTTTCTAAGTTGGTCTAATGAATACTGGCTTGAAATAGGATAGATCTCCCTATATGCATTTAATCCATTACTAATCCCATATAATTTTAAAATCCATTGAGATATCTTCAATGTTTCACCATTGAATAAAACAGTATCTTGATCAAGTAATTTAGCCTTGCTGGTTTCTCTATATCTTCCCAACACTAATTCATCATCTACATTTATAATTCCCCATTCAATTAATTTATCCATTTTAGGTAAATATCTATTTTTAACAAGTTGTTCACTATAAAATGCAGAGTCTTCACTTAAATCGTAAGGATATAATCTTATTATTTCATTTATTAACTTAGTTGTTCTTGAATCAATTTCATCCTTATTCCACTCAGGTTTATTATATATATCACTATTTAATCTAAATTGAGCTGTATCTTTTAATATTTCTTTTTTATATTCAAATAAATTGTTTAACATTTTTGGATTATCATGCTTAGTAGTTAATGTTAAATTGCCTAGTCTATTAACTTGTTGAGTATATTCCGGCTCATAGATTTTAACTATATCAAACCATTTCTCGCCTTTTTGAGGCATTATATGCTCTATCTGATAACCCATTGTTTCCACTGGATATGTTATTTTTTCGTTTTCATATTTATCAAAAACACAATGCAATGCATCCGGATAATCGTATACATTAAGCAAATCTAATTTTGTCTTTAATTCATCATTAGTTGGCATTCTTGAGCCCTTATTGATGTTATCATCAACAAATGCAAATCGTACCACATCAACTATATTGGAATAATCATCATCGACAACTGACATAATTGTTCTTAGTACAGTAGAAAAGAATCTTGTAATACCGCTTGTGTCCATTCCGACAATAGCTCTTCTAATAATAAATGAATTAATTATTGTGGTAATATCAACAAATTGATCTGATGTAATTTCGTTATTCTTATATAAATGCATCATTTCCATCATTAATGGAGCAGGCATATCAGATTTAATATTTCTAAAGTCTTTTAGGCACTTCCACATCTTTTCGTTTTTATAGTTTGATAGTGGTTCTTTATAAACAAGATTATACATATCAGCATAAGATGATATATATTCAATTGCATCCTCTACATTACGTGCTTTTATTGTATCGTCAAACCATTTTCTGAACTCTTCATAAACATCATTTTTATTAACAGAATCTCTTAACTGATTCATACAGAAAAATCTAAAGAATAATTCTAATTTTTTAGAATCTTCAAATTTTGCTTCAAATGGCTGCCAAGAATCAACAAAAACGTCTTCTTTTTTCTCATCATCAGTACACATCAAAACATAGTTTCTAATTAAATCAGAAGGCCCAAGTTTCTCTCCTCTAGCGTTAATAGTTTCAAATATTTGTTGTGCATTATCATCTCTATCCAAAGGAACTTCAACAATTAAAAATCTATCCAATGCATCAATTAACTCCGCAATAGAATAGTTAGCAACAGTATTCTTGACGAAATTTAAAATATAAACATACGCTTGTGCAACTTTACTATTTTTTTCAGAATCAGTTAATTTTTCATATTGGTTTTGTAAAATCTTGTTAAAAACATCCCTATCTCCCATTAGAGGTTCAAGTTTGAAATTCTTGTTTTTAGACATAGGATTATAATTAACATTCATACACATTTCTAATTCAAACTGATTTTCTTGATCTTTTTCATCAATAGTTCTTTGTCTAATGGCTGCAATTATTAAAAATAAAGTGGTTAATCTTTGTTGTCCATCTATAACGTAGTACTTTTCTGTCTTATCAACTTTTCCTGCATTATAATCAATTATTATTCCCAAAAAATGATTAGAGTTTTTACTATTTGAAATCAAATTATAAAAATCATCTAATAATTTTTTCACTTGATTTTTCGTGTCCCAAACATAATTTCTTTGGTAAACAGGTATAACAAATTTAGTATTAGATTGACCTTTAAACAATTCTTTTATCGTATTCCAGCCAGGTGTACTAGATCTTTTGACAGCCATTTTTATTCACCTCATTATAATTTTTATTGTTCATTTTTGAAAACAATATTAGTACCTTCAAATCTTTTTTTCATAACCTCGATAGCAACATCAGAATTATCAATGCCGATAATTTTTCTTCCATTCTTATAGGCAGCTAATAATGTTGAACCACTGCCGGCAAAGCAATCCATAACATAACTACCAACGTTAGAAGATTGCTTCACAATCAATTCAAGCATCTCCATATTTTTTTCTGTAGGGTATTGTGGATATTGTGGATCTTTATATTCCCAAATATCCTGAATTTTCTTACCCTGGTGTTCGTCTGCAAACTTTTTAATTCTAGGATTTCCTTTAGAAGACCATTCAATTAATCCTAATGAATCAAGTCTATCAAATTCCGCAGGATCTGTTCTCCAATGTCTGCCTTCAGGAGGATTCATTCCTCGCCAAGGTTGGCCAGTTGGACTAGACGGGCTAGATTCTCCAGGTGCATGAAGAGGAATTGTTGTATATCTTCTTCCATTTTCATCAACTTTAGCGAATCTCTTTTCAAGTTCTTCATCATCGCATTTTATTCTAATATCATTCCAAATATTTTTTTGAGTTTTAGAATAAAATAAAATAATATCTTTTTGATTCCCATATGCTCTTCTATTAAAATTCTTAGGATTCGATTTGATTCTAGTTATGTCGTTTTTAAAACAATTCTCACCAAAAATCTCATCAAGAATAACTTTAAAATAGTGTCCCATTTTTATATCAATATGCACATATAAACTACCTTTATCAGACAATAATTCATGTATTAATACAAATCTATCATACATAAATTTTAAAAATTCATCTTCTGTCATATCATCTGAATATGCAATTTTTCCTTTTTTTGACCTGCTTATTGCGTTTGCACGTTCATCACTAACAGAGAAAACCTGATCAGTATTAAATGGGGGATCAATGTATACCAAATCTATTTTCCCACGATACTGTGAGAGCATAGATGACATAATTTCAAAATTATCTCCTGATAAAATATATGATTTATCATCGTCAAATGCTTCAGAGTCATAACTTTCTGCAATTTTAACAATCTCGTCATATTTTTGTTTGTTTTTAAAAAATAATTCCATGTCGTGTCTCCTAAATGGAATATAAGTATTCTCTTAATAAAAGGCTAGATAGAATGACTTGATCGTCATGTTCTTTTAAATGTTTATGCATTTTATTATTTCCACTTATGTATAAAACGCCATCACAAATAGCAATTTTTAATACTTCTACTCCAAGTTTATTAGGCAAAAGCTCTGATGTTATTGTTGATATTGCATCAGCAAATTGAGCATCTTGATGACCTCCAAAGTCAGTTAAAAACTTTGCTTCGCCTATTATGTATTTATTGTTGAATCTGGCAACAAAATCAAGTCCTTTATTATGATTATATCCTAAATACTCTCTGGCAAAATTTTCCATTTCAGCGTCTGATGTATTTAAAACCGCATTATCTTTGTTTTTCATAAAAGACTGAACATCATTATATACTGGAACACCAAGAGTACCTTTATCAATCCATCTCTTAAATAAAGGCCCAATTTGACGATTTGTTTCCTTTGGTTCTGTGCATTTTTCAAATATAGTATCAAGTCCCATTTCATATAGATTCCCTGCAAGTCTATTGACTGTCTCTGGATTTCTAGAAATTGAAGTTCTATCTCTTTTCAAATAAGCAACATAAGAATCTTTGATAGGAAAAAGATCTAAATCTAATAATTCCTTTACTAACTTAACATTATCTTTATCATTAAAACATGCTTGAATTTTATTCCACTTATTATTATCAATTTCTCTCCTCAAATTTGGAGACATTGGATACACCTTAAATAGTGAGTCCAAGTAATTCTTTTGATTTGCAAATTCAACGCTCATTTCTGTCCAATAATTCATTTATTCCACCTCTTCTAAAATAATATTATTATCTTTAAGCAATTTGTCTACCTTAAACTTCACAATTTTAGTCGGTTCAAAATGCCCATTTTCCCATCTTGATACAGATGGATAAGAAACCTCTAATAGATCTGCTAATTCATGCTGTGAGATATTAAGTTTTGCACGTAATTCTACCAATGCTTTAGGATAATCATATTTCACAAAATGTACCTCCGATTTATCGATTTCACTATAAATCATATTATATCACTTTTAAATAATAATATCTATGATATTTCAGCAAATTGTAGTTAAAAAATTCTACTTTACCTAAATTAGAACATCAATTATCTTTGTTTTCTAATTCCGCTAACCATTTATCCATGTTTTTATACCAATCTTCCATTCTTTCCTCATACCCATCCATATGATTTAGATTCTTATTAAAAGCCTTCTCAAAGTATGCATAAAGATCTACTATTTCGTGCTTATGCTTTCTTACATAATCTCTGGTATACCTAAATACCCTTTGAAGCAACTCAAATTCATAATCTCTTATAGCATCCTGAAATAGCTGCTCAAACTTATAGAGGTCAATATCATAAACAGAAATTAGATGATCATCGATTAAACATTTTGTGTAATACGAAAGATGGAACGGAACGTTCCTTTTATCATATTTATCTTCTTTATCTTCTTTCTTTTTTCTTTTACTTTTACTTTGTGTACTTTTGCATACATCAATTGAGTTATTGTCAGCATTTATAGAATTATTGTCGACATTAATTAAATTATTGTTAACATTAATTCTTGTTTCATCAGTTGATTCATTATCATTATTTATGTCAACATTAATTCCATTTTTGTTAACATAAATACCTCTTATACATTCTTCGTCTTCAGGAGTTAATATCCAATAAGGCCTCTCCTGCTTCTTACGTCTCATGGTGCAGGCCAGAAACTGTTTCTGCACCGCTCTTGATGTGATTACCTTATGCTCATATAAATTCTTTATATCGATAATATTTAAATCAACCATCATCTTGAGAATTGCTAAAACAGCTTCTGTGTCAAACTCACCACACTTCAAATTAATTCGATACCAGATGTCTTCAGCTAGTGATTCTAGATCAGACTCCACATAGTACCCATTCTTATAAACTATACATAAAAATTCTATATAGACGAGGATTCCTTCACTGCCATGTGCTCTTACTAATTTTCGTAACTTTGGATCAGATTCAAAATCCACATCTAAAGGGAAGTAATCAAGTCCCTGTTTTGGAAGTCTAGCCATGTTTCACCTCCTATTTTTAAAAATATAAAATTTGCACTAAAACAACAGGTTTTAGTATGCTTTTTCCTTTAGTTTCTATTTCTTTCCATTTCGAGAGTAAAATAACTAGGATTATTTACGCTTCAGGATTTGTGAATTTTCTTTCATATTCCTTTAAGTGTTCTTCATTAAATCTGATTTGTTTTCCTATATAAAAACAACCTAGTTTCTTATCTCTTACTAATTGTTTAATAGTTCTTTCTGATACTTGGTAAAGTTCTGCTACCTGTGCAATAGTGAAATATTTTCTTTGTTTGGCTTCTAGTTCAGCTTCACTAACATTATCCATTATTCTTTCCTCCTGCATAATCTTCTAATGTTTTCTTAATTAAATTGATTCCAGATTTATAACAATAAGTTCTATAGCACACATTAGTAGCACCAGTCTTATCTACATACTTATGTTCATCAATTCTAAAACAGCCTTTATCTACAAAGGCCTGATATGGCATATTATCTTCTTTTAAAATGTTCTTAGCTCTTAATATCTTAAAGACCTCGCTAGTAGCTAGGTTGATACCTATAATTTTAGGAACATCATAAATATCCTTTAAAACACCTGAATCTAGATTACGCTTAATGTAAGTCTTCATTTCCTTACTTTCTTCTATCTCTGCAGTAAGAATTAAATTTCTAGTCTTAAGTGCATGATATTCATCTAAAAAAGCTACAGCGTTGGTTTCATTATTAACTAGAAGTTGTACATCATATCTTCCATGTTTTCTTATTTCTGGTAGCACTTCTTCAACAACCCAGGAAACAAAGCCTTCAGCTTCTTCTTTTCTTGATTGGAAGATTAATCTATAAAGATTACCTTCGCTAACAAATAAAAGTTTACCTGCCTTCTTAGATTCAGGATTATCTAATTTAATGATTCCCTTTGAATCGAGTCTTTTCTTTACATCACTAGGATTTTTAATCTCCAAGATAGAGCATGCATCCTTTAAACAAAATAAAGGATTATTCTTTTCATCAAGTGCAGTTCTTAAATTACCAAATGCCGCACTTTCAAAAGTTGTTAAACCATTTTTATTTTCCATATTTATTTTTTCCTCACTTTTTCTTTATAAGGCCAAAAGCTGTCACGCTTATTTGAATCCTATTTCTTGACCTTTGGCAAAATAGAATCAACAATAAATTCTGTATTATTAGATTCTCTATTGATATTGTGTAAGTAAATTGTCGTTGTATTTATAGACTTATGACGTAGCAGAGCCTGGACTTCTTGTATAGATGATCCATTCTTTAAAGCTAAAGTAGCGCACGTATGCCTTAATGAATGAGCTGTATATTTCTTGTCATCAAGTCCTATTAGACTTAATAAGGATTTAACTGCGATTGTAACTGCACGAGGTGTTATTCTTTCATCCTTTTTAGAATTTGAATGCGATAAAAAAAGAGCATCACTGTTACTGTTTCGCTTCATTAAATACTCATCTATTAGAATCTTCACATTATCTGGTAGCTTTACATATTCAGCTTTATCATCACGCCCTTTACCCTGAATATATAAAACATTACATCCATTCACTTTCGTTAAGTCTTCAACATTGGCTCTAGAGATTTCTACCGTTCTTAGTCCTGTGGTAATAATTAATCTAACTATCACATAATCTCTAAAGTGTTTTATTGATCTAGTCGATAACTTTTCCGCCTTTCTTAAGAGTCTTTTTACTTGATCTACATCTAGCGCTTCCCTTTGAAATGTTGGCGATATTGTTGCACCTTTTAAGTGTCTTGCAATATTAGGATAATAATCCATCTCTTCACACCAGATATAAAATCTTCTTAATAAAACCACATACTTTTGAAGTGAAGCTGAAGATACCTTTTCTTCTAGTTCATCTCTATAAGTGTTCAGATCTCGTTCAGTTGGATTAACAATACCTTTATTCTTTAAGAATGTATGGTACCTTCTTAATACTCCTTCAAACGACAACATGGTGTTTTTCTTAAGTCTATGTGTGGCAAAGAACTCCTCAATCAATTCTTCATGACTATACTTACTTTCAATTTTCCTAGATATCATCTTAGTACCACTTCTTTTCTCTGCCATTTTTAGCTTCAAAAAGTTCTAAGTAGTCGCATTCATCCTTTACAATCTGCTCAACTGGTACATTAAGAGCATTCGCAAGTCTTGTAAGTTTTCTAGCGTCCATCCTATTCCCTTTGAATCCATTTTCAATTAAGTTATATTCTGATTGTAAGAAACCAGCCCTTCTTGAAACTTCATACTGACTAATGCCAAGCTTCATTCGATATTGGACTAAATAATTTCTCATTACAGGGACATAATCCTTAGGTGTCTTTCGCATTATTCTTTCCTCCTTCTTATATATGAAATTGAAGCAGCGTGACAAAACTTCATATAAATTGTATCTACTTTTTGAAGAAAAAATAATTTGCTTAAGATAATAGTTTTTAGTTTTTTTATAAATTGTTGAAATATTTTTAATTTAAAGGTATACTTAAACAGAACTTTTATAATAAAATATAAATGTGAGGTTATATGATATGAAAGAAAAAGCTATCAATATTGAGATTGGAAACAAAATAAAAGATTTAAGAAAATCAAATGGTGTTAAAGTAAATGATTTATGCAATGAGCTTGGTATCAATGCATCTACATACTATTTTTATGAATCAGCTGATAGAGACATACCTATTTCTGTAGTTGTTAAAATTGCTGAATTCTATAATATTTCTGTAGATGATCTAATTGGCCACAAAGTTACCTACAACAGAAAAAACGCAGTAAGCTTTGCTTGTTTTGGAACTTCTGAAGATAAAAAGTTCATAGACCAGACTAACGATGAAATAATCTTATTTGAAAAAGATAAGAATACTATCTTCTACTATGTAAGAACTATGGCCTACAACTATGGCTCACATGTTCTAGTTAATGAAAATGAAAAGATATTCCCTGCAGTACTTACTTATGATTCAAATGAAAATCTATATACCATTAATAATCTAATTGATGGAGCGCTTAGAATCCTTAGGCCTCAGTATTTCAAAGACAACGTCTTAGTAATTGGCCTATATGCAGGTACAATTGATAAAGATATTGAATTAGAACATTTCTTTTAATTCAAAAATTTAAAAACTATTATCTTAAGCAAATTATCAGCTTAAGATTTTTTTTATATACTTATAGCGGATTAACAATTCTTCATTCAATTCATCTCTAGGTTTGGAGGAATAATGAATAAGGATATAAATGACTTAATTCCGGAAGTCACTAAAAATCCGGAAGCCTATGACGCTTCTTTTAATGTTTGGAAGGATCATAAAGTGGTGCTCGATAAGCTAAAAGAGCACCACATCATATCTGAATACCTATATAATTCAATGTCAAGTTATCTAAGAAAGAAACTAGGGCTCCTATGCCTAAAATAGGATTATTTCTAGTATCATTTATAACTTGCTATTTAGGGACTTAAGAGTGATATATATGTCTGATAAAGGAGGAATAATCAATGGAAAGCCCAAGCATTATTATTAAGAAGCCAGCCAGAATTAAACCAACTATAGATTTACAGACTGGCGTTAAGATTAAAAGAAAAGTATGTGCCTACGCTAGAGTATCTACAGAACTTGAAGATCAAAAAAATTCTTATCAGGCACAGTTAGCTGAATACTCTTCACGAATTAAAAATAATCCTGACTGGGAATTTGTGAAGTTATATTCAGACGAAGGAATCACTGGTACGTGTTTGAAAAAACGCGAGGGATTCAATGAAATGATTGATGATGCAAAGAATGGTAAAATCGATTTAATTTTAGTTAAATCAATATCAAGATTTGCACGTAACACACTTGATTTCTTACAAACAGTAAGAGATTTAAAAGAAAAAGGTGTTGAGGTCTTCTTCGATAAAGAATCACTATCAACATCAGATCCTAGTGTAGGCATTATGCTTACAATACTTGCTTCTTTCGCACAGGAAGAATCAAAGTCTATATCAGAAAACGTGAAATGGGGTGTAAGGAAAAGAATGGAAAAAGGCCAAAGACGTATGCCAACCAGAACTACTCTTGGCTATGATGAAGTTAATGGAAAGATAGTCGTTAACAAAGCTGAAGCTGAAATTGTAATAGATATATTTGATAAATATCTTGCAGGCTATACAATACGAGAATTAGTTAAATTCCTAAATGATAAGCACATTAAAAAGAAAGGCTCTAACGAGGAATGGAAACTAGCTAACATTTCAAGAATGCTTTCAAATGAAAAGTATATTGGTGAATTCATTATGCAAAAGACAGTCGTTCTAGATTTCTTAACTCATAAAGCCTATAAAAATGATGGCCTTGTTGAACAGTACATTGTTCCAAACCACCATGAAGCTATTATTTCTAAACCTGTATTTGAAGCTGTACAAGCATTAAAAGAAAAGAATAATGTATTTAAAGGCGGCATGCTGTTTGAGCCTGTTAATAAATTAACTTCTATTCTCTTCTGTTCTGATTGCTTAAGACCAATGAAATATCAGGATGTTAAACCTGCAAATGGCCCAGTAAGAAAATTTATAACTTGTAGAGGAGTTAATAAAAGCAATGCTGGATACGCTACTTGTAATATTCATGAGACTTTAGACTTTGATGCAGCTCATAATGCAGCATCTGAAGTTGTTCTTAAATTCATGGAAATGGATGAACGAATATTTGAAAACATCAAAGAAGCTTATGATTATGCGATAAATAAAGCTCATGATGATTTAGTTATATTAAAAAATGAGGCTTCTGATATCAATAGCAAAATGAGTCTACTAGTTAAACTTGCTACTGAAACAGATGATATTAATAAATATAAAGATGAATATGAAGCCCTAGAAAAAAAGCTAGAAGGAATTAATCAAAACATCGAAGATATAAAGTCAGACTTAGCTAAAGTCACATGGGATTATATGAATACTAAGTTCCTATCCGATTTCTATGAGAAAAAGGCTATAACGTATGCAGTTGTAAGAAAGGTAATTAAAATCGCATTTAGACTTCCGGATAATTCAATAAGATTTGTAATTGGTGATTCTGAGCTAGAACCAACCAAAGAAACATTTGATGCTGTAATGAAATTAAATCCTATATACTCTTCTTCTGTTAAAGGTGATAGAAAAAAGGATTTAAAATACGATGTTGTAAGATATGAGGGTAACTAATATGGAATTCAAAACATTACATAAAAGAATCCCAGGAAGAAAACTAAAAGTTGCAGCCTATGCAAGAATATCAAACGAGGAACGTGAATCATCATTATTAGAGCAAATATCCTATTACGTTTCAGGCATAATAGAAAATCCAAACTGGGAATTTGCTGGAGTCTTCTATGATGACGGAATATCCGGAACTACAATTGAATATAGAACCGGATTTAAAAACATGATTAAATATGCTAAAGCTGGTATGATTGATATCATTTTAGTAAAATCAGTATCTAGATTTGCAAGAAACGTTATTGATTTAATATCTATAAAACGAGAGCTTGCAGGTTATGGAGTTGAAATATACTTTGAACAGCAACAGTTATCTTCTATTGATCCAAGCTGTGATTTTGCATTAACCTTATATGCTCACATTGCTGAATCTGAAATAATATCAATGTCAAAGAATGTTAAATGGCGTGTAGACAAAAATATGCGTGAAGGTAGGTATTATCTTCCGGTTAATCAGATGCTTGGCTATAGATATGATGAGGATGGTGAAATTATAATATTTGAAGATGAAGCTAAATGGATTCGTGAAATATTTTATAAGTACGCTTCAGGTGAAGGATGTACTTCTATTGCTAATTGGTTAAATGCAAACGGCATCAAAACAGGAGTTGGTGCTGCTTGGAACGATTCTAAAGTTAGAGGTATTCTTAGAAATGAAAAATACGTAGGTGATGTTCTATTTCAAAAAAGTTATATTGAAAACCCTCTAACTCACAAAAAAATTAATAATTCTGGGCAAAGAGATCAATACTTATTGCAGAATGCACATCCAAATATTATCGATAGAAACACATGGGATTTAGTACAGCAAATGCTAACTGAAAGAGCTAAGCAATACAAAGTAAAGTCTCATGAACTTGATAACATCATAGAAAGTCCTACTAAAGCAACTCCATATGCCGCATTTATCAAATGCCCTTACTGTGGCCGCTACTATCAAAGTAAGGTAAATCACTATAAAGGAAAGCCTACTAGATTTATGATGTGTGCTTCAAATAAAGATATCAAAAAATGTCCATCTGAAGCATATAAGGTTGATGAACTAAATAAGATTATCGCAAAACTAATATCTGAACTAAAAAAAGATATTCCAAACTTTAAAAAAGTATTGATATCCTTCTTTAAATCTGAAGACGAATTATCACTTAAAAATGAAATAGATGAGTTGACACATAATATTAATTCATTAAGCCAAAAATATAGATACAATGTCAATTCAGAAGATACCTTCTTAAGAATGACAGCAAATGAATATCTTTCAAAAGCAATCAATGAATCAATTAAGAAAAATGCTCTAGTCATAAGGCTCGTTGAAATTGAAAATCCTGAAGATAAAGCTAATGCTATAATAAAAGCCCTTAACGATTCTGTCACAGAACCTGATCTTATAGAAAATTCTAATTTTAAAGAACTATTCTCTAACTGTGTCATTGTTAATCAAGAATTAATATATTTTGTTATAGGGAAACATCTGGATGATAATATACCGAAGTCACCAACACTTCTTTATGAATCAGTACATGAATACATAGTTAGGAAAACAACATTTAAAACAAAATACGGAATAATTATAAACAAATAAAAAAGGCCTTAAGTTTCTATTATCTAGATTCTTAAGGCTTTTTTAAGTCCGTTTTAGTTCAATCCAGCCATACCACCGCGGCGGACTTGAACTATATAAAAGTTATTTAATTTGGTAATTTATATATTTAAGGGTTCTTAAGATAAGAAAATTACAGCTGAAAATGCTATAAATTCTATAAAAATTGCCCTAAAAAAAGAAAAAACATCATAATTCATTGAATTATGATGAGTATCTTTCTAATGGTGGCTCTGGTCGGACTCGAACCGACATGGTATTGCTACCACTGGATTTTGAGTCCAGCGCGTCTACCAATTTCACCACAAAGCCATTTTTGTCTTGAATATTATATCATTACTTATGTG